CGGAACCCTGACCCACATACAGGCTTTCAAGCCATCGTTTGAATTGGATGAACTCGATGTCCCTGTCATTGTGCCACACATCAATTGACACCCTGAAATGGAAAATATGACGATGAGGATTAGCAAGGAACGATACATCATATTCATCTCCAGTTTTAAGTAATGGGTCAGTGGCGGCCGCTGGATAACAGTGAATTCCTTCTTTGGTAAAGCTAACCCAGATCTTTCTCTTAGCTGCAATTATAATTCTATCTACTAGATCACGTTCTGCTTGTATCATACTCTACCATGCTCTTCTGACCACAGCGCATCATTGCGAGCAAGTTGGTCTGGGGTTAATAAACACTCTGTTAGAATAAAACGTTTACTCATATATGGAAGTTTTTCTAATTCAGTAGCTATAGTTACTCTGGCCTGTAGATTAGCTAGACGCTTGCTTTCTACCCATTCTTTATATAATTTAATCATTTAATAATCTCATCTTTACCATATTGATCCCAATCGGTAAAGGTTTCTCTAGTGGTTAATGAATTTAATGTATGACACCACACACCTGGATTGGTTGCATTGAAGTCTACATCGTCTAGCTTAATTGTAGCATTATAACCTAGATGTTGTAAATAGGGCAATTTAACCGAAATCTGCGGAATAAATCTACGTTTCTCAATTAATCCACCTTCTACTAATCCTGCTACATCCTTTACATCTAAATCTAAGGTACACCAGAAACCTGCTTCTAAGCATACATGGATCATATCTTCCCAAGGGCGCCAAACACCAACATTGTTAACGTCACCGTTGGCATCAAAACTTTGATTAGCACCAAAGTAAATGTGTTTAATCTGATTAGGTGTTAATTGACATTTAGCATTGTAATCGTTGATTATTGCTAAGATTTCATCAGCCTCGTGTACTCCTACAACAAATAACGTAGGCATTCCGTAAGCGGGAGTACGCTCAATTTCTTCACCTACAAAGAATGTTACTGCTTCGGCTACACCTTCATTATAAACACGTTTCATAGTTTAATTAACTTTTCCCTAGTTTCTTCAATTTGACGACGTATATACGCTTTCTCTTGTTTCATTTTACTTAAACCGATATCATCTAAGTAATTAGTATAACCTTCTTTGATCTGTTTGTCAAGCCCGGTATGGTATTGTTCTAACTCTGCTAAATGACCTTCTAGTTTTGTTTTATCCATTATTCCCCCAATCCTGCTTCTAAATCATCTAATTTGCTTTCATCTAAACCACTGTCATCACGGTGATGCTCTACTTCAACTTCAACTTCTTGGTAGTTTCTATTATAAAAGGTATTGGCATTAATAGTTTTCTTACCTGTTGCGCCACGTGTACCGATAATCTGTTGCCAAAACTTATTATGATATTCAATAATAGCTTCTGCACTTGCACGATCTGGTGCGGCAAAAATGCTATCAACCACATTTTTAAAGTATACACGATCAAATGTTTCTTGTACTAACATATATGGTACAACTCCTTGATCATACTGTCTATTTGCTTCTTGTACACTATTAATATGGCTCCAAACGTTATGACCCATTTGAATAGCGTAACTGAAACTATCCCATGATGTCTTACCTTCTTTACCTATTTTATTTAGGTCACCTTTAGCATAATAACATACATCATTGATCTGTATACGATTACTTATAGGACTGTCTGTGAAATTAGCAAAACGACCATCTTGTAGTACAGCATCACTAAACTTACGTGAATCTTTGGCGTATTTTTTATCATCTACACTTGGGACCATACGATATACCCATTTCTTACGATCTTCAATTTCAGTTTGGATATAAATTTGCCCGTTAGCAGAAGCCAGGAATGGGCTTGCGCAATCAAAGGATATAGTAAATGCTGGGTTGACATATTTTCTTACAGCACGTTGAATATCAGTTAGCAAACAAGCCCATTCTAGCTTACTTGTACCCAAGAAGTGCATCCAATCATGAACGCCTTCTTGTAGTAAATTATCGTAGCGCAATGCTACTAAACGTCTTAGAATTAAATGAACATCACACATGTTCTGTCCACCCATAGCCCATCCATTAAAATGACGGCCTGGATATTGCTTAGGATCACAGTACTTTTTCATACGATCATACCAATCGTCTGCATCAGCATGTGTTTCGCCCTGAAGAACGTTTAAGAACTTACAGTTACCATTACGATTGTTAATAAACCAATCATTGTTTATGTAAGTGCCTTGTACAGCTTCGTCATAGGTATTAATACCTGTGGCTTTACGACCTGCCGGACTACGGGCCACCCAAGCTGGGATATCTAAACACATACCATAATCCATGTATGCGTCCATCCAAGTTAATACTAATTCACGTTTCTTTTGTGCTTTAGGGCAGTTAGGATCCTTCCAATCACCTTCCCAAACACCCTTACCAATTTGGAAACCACCTGAATCACCTAGGATAAAACTCTTACTGCGATCTCTGTTTCTGACCATGTCTTCTTTTGGACTGTGCTTGTTAACATCTAACTCTGCGTGACCTGCTGAATACAAACTCCAGTGATAGGGAAAGTAAGCTTCAGTTGGATTGAGCCAATTAAGTCCTTCCATGCCATTTTCAAAGTTTGCTGGAATACGTGTGCTGTCAACATACAAGTTACCGTTAGCATCCGGAAAACGTTGTTTTCCTACGTAAGTGGCATAAAAACCACTCAATGCTGGTAGGAATACAGCATAATCTTTCTGTTTACTGGTTAAATTATCAATCTCGTGTGTCATCTTTTAATTTCTCGTATGTTTTATGTTGTTCCCAGCGATCTTTTAAATCCGGGTTTTGTGCTATAAAGCGTTCGTACCATTCCCATTCTACCAGACGTTCTGCCACTAACTTAAAGGTAGTTCGAATATTACTGTGCGTCATTGAGCATCTTCTTCTTTGGTAAGAATATCCATGACTTGAAACTTCTCATAAGCATCTTTAAGCCCAGGATGCTTTTCCATGCGCTCTTTAAGAGTAGCTTCTTCTCGCTGTTTTTCTATAGCCCAACGAATAGCACTATCAGCATCCCAGCTTAGACCAACAGTTACACCCTGACTCATCAGTTGCCAACTACTACCGTCATAGACTTCTACTGATTGATTAGTGGGGTTGTATCTTAACTGCCCAACATTCAGCATACCATTATTGTAAATGTTTGGAGGATAGTTTCCTGTTACTGTTACGTAGGCACTACTTGTTGTTAGGTTTTTAATCATGCTATTTTGATTGTGCTGGTAAGATATAGTTGTAAGTTGCTAGACCTGTATCTACACTAATTTGTAATACACCATCATTACTTAATCGGAATGTTTTATCACCGCTTAAATTTAAGATACTGATCACAGCCGCTACAGGAAATGACAATGGTTTAGTCAATGAACCAGTAATATCAGCTTGGAATACAAAGTTACCTGCATGTGAACTATGATCACCAAAGAACATTTTCAAGTTTTTGCCGTCAGTCTTGGCAGTAAATATTACTTCATCACTATTTGCACTTGACATAAACTTTAAACGTTGAATATTTGCTACAGTTGGTTCAAACTCTACGTCCCAGCTTAGTTGTTTGCGTGAAATAACACTTTTAACTTTGTCGCTGATAATTTCTTGACTCATAAAACGATAGTCGTTTTTAAAGTCGCCTGCTTTGTTTTCAAAGTGTAGTCCTGTTGGCACAGTTACACCATCTTTGTCTTGTGTGTTTAATGAAATCTTAGCATTTTCTTTGTATTCCGGAATACCTAAGATTGTGTTTAGTTTACCTAAATTTGGCATACCAAATACACCAATAAACTCTGGTACTGGATTGTTTACTTTTGCTTGTACAATAACACTGCGATCTTCAGCAATTGCTTCGATCGAAGTTTCTTTACTTGTACCTGTTACTTTAACTAGATCGATAATTCCTAATCCATAAGTGTTTTTTACGATGTCTAATAGATGATCTTTCATTTACTTCTCCTTTGATAATATATTGTATATGATGTATTTAGGTTTTACAATTATTTCGGTAATATTTTTCCAAGTGCCTGGTGTGCTTTTACTGTAGATAATTCGCCCGGTTTCTTAATTTCTGCCCAACTGGTATATGGTGATTTCCAATGCTCAACACCTCCATCTTCGAAAGATAGTACTTCATATCCTGTTTTTTCACATGCGGCCTGCATAGCACGCACAGTATTGTAGTTAAATATCTCTGATTCAGTTGATTTAGCAGATGAAACAACATCACAATTATTGTAACTAAACATGAATACCCCACCTGGTCTAAGTAGGTTGTAGACTGAGTTTAAATAAGGTTCAATTTCAGTAATTGTGCAATATTCAAATAAATTCCAGCATAATATAAATCCAAACTGCTCTTGAGGTAATTCCCCAAATTGATCAACTGTGTATAATCGTAGTCTATCTTGATATTGTTTTGGATAATCTTTAATTACATCATTAAGCTGATCTATGTTTTCTCCTACTAGATACAGGGGATCACAAGTAATCATACAGTCAATCCACTGCTTTTCTCGTGTATTAAGCTGTAATCCTGGATAGTGCCAATCACCATATTGTCGAATTCTAACCTTGATGATTTCTAATAGATCTTGATTCATTGGATACAATGATGGCTCTTTATTAGCAAACTTGCTTTGGAACTCGGGTGTATTAAACAGTTGATTAGCTAATGCATCTATGTCTACAGTAATCTGATCTATTAATTGTTTTACTCCAAGAACAATCTTTTGATTTTCTGTATCCAAATTCTGATACATTTGAATTAATTGATGTATTTGATCATCATAACCAGCATTAAAGTTATTAATCTGTGACATCTTTAAGCTGATAGCTTTTTGATCCATAAATTCGGCCAAACCATCGTTTAAGGTCTTTAATCGATTAGTTAAATCATTTTTAAAAATTAATAGTTCACTTATTGTCTTCATATCTTATCCAAAACTAAACAAACTGTCAAATGTTGTGTTAATATTAGTATGTGCAGCAATGTCCCAATCAAGTACCCCTAGCAAATTTTCTACCTTTTGATCTACGATAGTGGTTTCCATTAATCCGTCATCAAATGGTAAATCTTTAAACCAAGTTGGGATATGTAATTCATCTGTTGGATAACCTACACTGGTATATCCTAGAGGATTATCTTTAAGTTTACATACAATAGTTTTCATACCATCAACAATACTGGTACTATAGTTATCTCCATGCATACGTTTTAAGTTATTCCAATTCATCGCGGCTCGAACGTGTCCTGGCATATTGGCTTTACCCTCACGAGCTTCTGCGGCGGTGTATTTGGTCAAGTTGTTAACACGTTTAGGTGTGCCCTTTTCCCAAGCCGGACGATCTTGGAATGCTATTTTAAATTCGCGTACTTTTTCAATAATAGATTCACGATCCTTGCCAGTTAATACATCATGTAAAATATCACTTAAGAAATCTTGCACAACTTTGGGAGTATCACTACGTTTTAAGTCTAGACCCATGGCCTTAACTTTGCCCGGTTTACCTTCTTTATCTAAACGCTTGCCCTCTAAGTCATAGATCAACACAGCATAGCGTTTCTTTTTAATAAACAAACCTTTGCTTGCAACTACTTCACGCCCACCTTTAATAACTTCACCCATATGGCGTGGGCAATGAAAACTACGTTCCATCATTGCTGGAAAACTTTCGTTAACTTGATCTGATATGCTGTCATACATTTGTACAGCGATATCTTTATTCCACTCGATATTGCCGGCAGCTACTTCATCTTTAATGGCAGGCCAAGCACTAAAATAACATGAGTCAGTGTCACCGTATATAATAGCATCGCCCACGTGATCATACTTGCCGGTAATACATTCATTAATGAACGCATCCATGTGTTTGGCAATAGTACGACCAGTAAGAGTAGTTGACTGTCCAATACGCTTATCAAAGAAACGACAACCTGGATTCAATAGTGCACCATATAAGCTATTCAAGTTAATTTTCTTAACTAATTGTCGCTTGTCCCAGAACGCAATTTCTTCCGGATCAGTGGCTTCTTTCTTTTTGGCCTGTAGTTCTTTACGTTCAGCATACCAACGCTTTAACAAACTAGGTACAATTGCTTCTGTTTCAAAACTAAAAATAGTACCATTGGCTGATAAAATCCAAGGTTGATTGCTATTGAATATCATATTCCATACTTCGTTAGCGGTATGTGATGTTGACCCAGCCCCACCTTCCCAATCGATAGTAATTTCAACACCTGCTTTATTTTCCATAACGGCTTCGTATTCTAAGGTGCCAAACATATTTTCCCATGCATCAGCAAAACTTGAACCAGAAGCTATTTTTTGTTGAATATAATGATCAGTCATAATAGGACGGAGTTGTCCTACAATAGTTTCTGGACCCATATTCAGCGCACGAATAGCACTTGGGTATAGTGAGTTAATATCCACTGAACCGATGTACTCATGCATACCTTTTTTAGGATGTGCTACATACGCACCAGCCGCTTGTGTGTCACCTTGACTATCACGGCCTGCACGATTCATTACTACTAGGCCCTGTTGATGTGCTTGATTGATAATTGCCTGCTCTGTGACTGCTACAGCACCCATAGTTGTTTGTAGTAGTACAGTATTGTCGTGCGCAAGTTCATTGGCCAGATCTAAAAAGCGTAGTTTCTTGTCTAACTTGCCTAGCAACATAGTATCCTGTCTATTATAATCAATAAACTTAGGAAAGTCTTTGTTGTACAGTTGATCTAAGGTACCTTCATAGGCAACCTTACGCTCATCTAATTCATATTCACCAATGGCATCTAAGCTGTAACTATGACGTTCTTCGTAGGTGTACTTTCGATATAATTGCATATAGTCTAGGTGTACACGACCAATTAAGTCGAATGTGATACTGGTAGCACCAAACCGCTCGAATTCACGTTGTTTAGGATATTGACCCCATAAACATAAACGTCTAGTATCATCTTTGCTTAATACACGCACAATACGACCTACTGTATAGGGAATATCATAGCCTTCACTGTTCCAACCGCTTAAGATATCAGCATCGTCGATTAAGTTAAGGAATGTGTCTAACATGTCCTGTTCACGGTCAAACAAGAAACAGTTTTCATATTGATTACATATTTCCTGTGCTGAATCCCAACTATAACTCTTAGGAGGAACTACTAAGGTAACCAGTTTGTCTAACCAATCTAAGTATACTGAAATAGCAGTGATAGCATTAAATGGATCATTAGTAGGAGCATATCCACGCTCGGGGTCGAAGTCTACCTCAATATCGAAGAACGCTGTTTGTAGTTTAGGTGATGCAACGCCAGAATAATTATCTTCTAAACAACGGAATACAGGATTGATATCACTTTCCCATAAACGCTTACCATTTTGCATGCGTAGTTCTTTATGGAACTCTTTACCTACTCGAGTGCTGAATCTACTAACAGGGGTGTCGTAGATAGTACGGAACTTACCTTTGGGATCATCGTAATAAAATACATAATTTGCTGGGAATTCTTTATATTCTCTACTACCGTTGTTGCGTTCAACGATATAGATACGATCTTTAGCACGATCGTATAGTGCGTCTACATAACTCATATTACTCCTAATGCCACTTGTAGCTGGCTAACTTTTCTGCATGTACGTAAGTGTACGACTCAAATAACTATTATAACTTAAATCTATGGAATGGGCAACGTTTAATGTTACCATCTTTATACTTTTCATATTGTTCTTGTCTACGAGTTACTACTGCGGTATAGTGTTTCTTAGACCAAGGTTTATAGTACGATGTTTTTAACAGTGCTCGATGGCCATCGAGCACAGGATCTAACCGATTAACTAATACCACAAAATATTTACCACCATTAAATAATCCTGGATATATGCTAGAAGTTTTAATAGCTTGACCATACTGTACGTAGTACCCTTGTGGTATTACTTCTTGATTAAGTTTATTAATCAGGCGCTTGATTCCCCAATGCCATTTAGTTCTAGGCGGCATAGCTAATACACATATTTCTAATTTAGGATCTGCTACAAGTCTGCGTATATTGTCTGCGATAAATTTTTTAATACTACCTTCATTCCACGCCTGTACGTCAACTATGCCCTTAAGTCTTGCGGCTTTGGCATATGGACAAACTGCAAATTTATAGTCATAAAACTTGTTATCTACTTCAACATAGTTTTTAATCCAATCCCATATAGCGGCCTGCACTTGAATCATGTTAGTCCTTTAAACACATACAAAGTTAGTCCGCCGTTTCTAGCGTTAAATAAGTTGGCTAAATTAACTAATTTATTGTTGATACTTGGGGTTACTTCTAGTAATTCGTAGTCGTTAAACATATTAAGAACTTCTCGATGTGTAAGGGCTATTTCGCATGGATTGGCTGTTTGGTCTAATTCTAATCGTTTATTATTATAACTAATAGATAATAAATTTTTAATACAATTGCCCCAATTATTGTATACTCCTATAATGACTATACCATTAGGTTTTAATAACTGTTTAATTTTATCTACAGCATCTATATAATTGGATACGTGAGTGATAAAACTTTGGGCAATTATAATATCAAATTTGGTCGTAGTAGAGTAATCAAAGAAATTTTGCTTGACAAACTTTGCATTAAGCACACTATGTTGTTTGGCAAAATCACTGGCATAATCGGCACCTGTACTAAAATCTAACCCTTGAAATTCACCACTGGCATACCTTAATGCAAATAAATTAGTAAGCAACCCAGTACCGCACCCTACATCTAATACCTTTTGTTTGTGATCTATATAGTGATTAATGACTTTAACATAGGGATTAATAGTTACATCGTAGTTAGATAACTGATCAAATGTGTATGGACCGGGAAATGGATTTTTATTGTAGAATTCTTGTACACTCATTTATAGATATAAGGATCTTCTTCCTTGAGTTCTCTACGTTTTTTAAGTGTAGTAAAAAATAATTTAATTCGTAAGATTAAGTTTTTCATTAATTAATTCTTCAACTTTATTAAACATAAGTTGATTTCCTTTAGGGGTTAAGTGATTTATGTCACCTCTATTCTTAACAAATATACGATTAATGTCGTAGTAGTCGGACAATACATTATATAACTGTTTCTTATTAACATTGATCAAATGTATTTGATTTAACTCGTAATTATCTAATATTGATAAAATTTCTTTACAAATCAAATTACTGATATCATGATAATAGTCGAGTTCAAAATAGCGTTCAAAGAAATCAACTGCCAACTGACAATCAGAATCATCTTTATGTGCTAATAGATCAGTATATATTAAATCGCTGTCTTTATGTAATACATTATTGGCATGTATGGGATGCAATTTACAATGTATTCTATTGGGACTTGCATGACTAACTAACACTGTATCAAATTTAGATAAATCAATTGATTTAATCTGTTGTAAGATTTTGTATTCACTTACTGCAGCCTGTGCTATATTAGTAACATCATACTTATCTGCCAGCAAGTTAGGCCATCCCTTTTTGTCAGGATACTTAACTTGCCAGTTAGCAGCAAAACTATCGCCACAGATTAATATCTTCACAATTTATAATGTGCGACCAACAGTTTCCAAGATGTCTGTAAGTTCTTCGTGATCAGCATTAGTATCTGTAAATTTACTTTTTTGTGCGATCTTAATAGCTTTTTTTAGGATAGCTGGTTTAATTTCTAATTCTTCTGCTACTGCTTTGATTGTATCGCTTAGACCTGCATTTAAATCTTCAACTTCTTGCATTACTTGAATGCCTTCGTTTACTAACTGTGTCAATTTGGCCTTTTGCTCGCTTGAAAACATACGTGATGCCATGTGTTGATTCCTTATTAAAAAATATAGTTTATACTAATTAATTATCCATGTCAACAGCTATCTATAAATATTTTTATGTTTACATGGCCATATTTTCTCATTACATTTTTAATAGTATATCATCTAGCTAACAATATATTTTCTATATATGTGCATAGGTCAGTGGGCCATAATCATTTTGTTATAAATTATTATTTAGAACATTTTTTTAGATTTTGGCTATGGTTTACCTTAGCCTTTGGCAGTTATTATCGTTGGAAGGAACAATATGCAGGACAGCATAGGAAACATCATAGATATCCCGATACACCTTTAGATCCACATAGCCCGCATCATTATACAATTAGACAATTGCTTGACTATAGCCATAACGATCCTACTAGGGCTAATTTTGTCACAGACGATGAAATTAAATTATATGCCCCGGGTGTAATGCCTGTTGATGATTGGATGCAACAACACATATACAGCCAATACCCCAAGGGTGGCATCTTATTAAATTGGATTCTACAAACTATTCTATTTGGTGCTACGGGATTTATTGCTGGAGCCTGCATATACTTCTTTATTAAAGATTATACAATCTTAGCAGGTAACTATAGTCTACATGTAATTGGATTTAGACCAAAAGGAACCAAAGATAAATCTGTAAATTTATCCCCTATAGGAGTTATTATGGGTGGAGAAAGCCTTCATGCCAATCATCATAATGATGTCAGCAAACCTTACTTTCATAGAAATTGGTGGGAAATTGATACCGGTTGGATTTATTGCAGATTGTTTATATTGCTTGGATTAATGCAGTTAAAGTAATGCTTGAATAATGTCGTCTAGGGGAGTAGTAGTCCATCTAAAATTAATTTAACCATAATGCTCGTGCTACATCTAACATTGAAGTATTAGTCCACCTAAACTGAATAGTTACTCTATAATCATCTCTACGTCCGGCTGGGCGTTCAACGCTGTGTATTTCATTGATATTGTAAAGCCAAGTTTCACCTTTAGCTGGGCGTGCTATGGCTACACACTCGACTTTGTCTATGTCTGGAATAGACTTAGCAGGTAATTTGTGTGGTTCTCTTACAGCCCACCAACAGGTAGATTCATCAGCTGTGGTTACTGGACAAATAAGTGTAACATCACGGTTGACATCGGAATGTGGTGCAAGATAATCGCCATTGGTCATGACCTGCATTCTAACATAAGGTGGTTTAGGCATGTTACGAATTGATTCCGGTAACCGATTAAATATTTCTCTATCTAGATCGTCGGGCAATTGATATACACGTAATTCAATTGGCTTTTGGCCTGCATAATAGTCTAATATTTTTTGTCTGTATTGATCAAATATTACTTGTTCTTCGGAACTTTCGATACTTTCTAAATAACGATTGTTTATCTTAGAATCACTTTTTTCGAGATATTCACCGTTTAATATAAGTTTATCGTGATCAATTGTTAGCAGTTGATTAATTTGTTGTTCGATACTAGGTGTTAATAGGTCTATATCGGTTTGTAGAAAATATTTCATTGAAATTCTCGTATATAAAAATATTTAGTATGGATACCCTAAGCTCATAAATATTCAAAACAGGGGCATTGCATATTGATTATTGGCTACAACTATTCATTAATCGAAACTGATATTAAACTTATTGGTTATAAAGATTCCACTTATGTAGCCGATACTAAGTATCAGATACTATCTGACTCGCAAATTCGTTCAGTTAAAAGTTTTGATATAATTGAACCTGCTGAATTCTACAAAACTGATCTAAGTAATTTTAAAAATACAGCATTTATTGTTTGTGTATTTAAGGACTTAACTGAAAGAAAACAAATAGTTGAGTATATAAAAACACACAATCTAAAGAAATTTAGTTTTATTCATGATTCATCTAGTTTAAATATCAAAGAAATTACAATTAGACCGGGTTCAATTGTTATGCAGTATTGCATCCTGGCACACCGAGCAGAAATAGGCGAAGATTGTTTAATTGCACCATATAGTTTGATCAGTCACAATGTAAAATTAGGCAACAATGTAAACATCTGTCCTGCTACTGTAATCAATGGCAGTACTATTATAGGTGATTGGTGTTATGTAGGATCGAGAAGTACATTCAAAGATGGAGTATCTGTGACAGCTAATACATATTTGGGTATGGTATCTACAGTTAATAAAACCCTAGAAGAACCTGGTACATATATGGGTAATCCTGTTAGACGATTAAACGATCAAACAGTGTTTGAACATTTTAATTTTAATTCTGCAGCACCTTCTGCCCAGGCTTGATTTATTATGTCTGTGACCAATGTTTTAAAATCATTTTTAAAAAAATTGTAATTATTTATAAACCTACTTTTATTTTCCTTCCATAATTTCTTAACTACCTCCGTGTCTTTTAGTAGCGATAGATTTAATTCTATTGCCTGAGACAATCGAAGTGCTGGATCAACGATATTATCGTAACTGTGATCAACAATATCATCAAACATGTCAAATCCCTGTTGGCGTAAATGATTAACCGTGCCTAGTGTAGAAATAAAAATAGGAAAATTGGCACCTAGTATATTATTAACATATTTGTCATTGGTAAAGGCACTTGGTTCAAAATAGGTAGTATCAGTAATAATCTCTATAAATGTTTTCTGATATGTCTTAGAGAGTGCATTGTAATTTTTATTTAATGTAGGATTAAACGCTATCTCAGTTAATGTATCTTTAGAGATTTTTGAAAATCCTGAGAGTAATATGTTTTTAATAGGATCATGCACGGTATCGAAACACCAATCTAAAAAACAATCAATTGAGGTATTCTCATAAGATCTTAATGTAATATAACCGTACGGGTCTAGTCCTTTGCCTAATAGGTAGCTGACTACAGCAGGTCGATGCGGCCTATTAACATTGTTTAGGCAGATAAAAGTTTTATCTGAATTAAAATCTTTATTAGGTTCAATTATACAATCTTTAAAATGTATACTTGATCGTAATAAATTTCCAGATTTAGTACACTTGATAATTAGATTGCTGGGTATATTGCACTGTGTAGTTTCTCTGTCAAGATAATCCACAACACTATAAAACAAGATATTTTTATTAGGATTGTTGTTAGCAGCATTTATTAAATTTAATATGGTATCACTAATTAGAAACGGAAAAGAATAATTATTATTTTCATATTTTACATATCGGAGAAGATCAGAATGATGCAGATGATCTGAATGATAAATTACAATATTCTTTTCGGAAAATTTATGTATATTTTCTGCTATAGTATGATCAGATAATTCTGTGAATACAAGTCGATAATCTGTAATTCCATTTACATCTAGTTGATCAGTGATACCATTGCATAAATTGTCAAATAACTCTCGAATTCCAGATTCCCACTGTGGGAGATAGTTAATAGACAATGGACCAGTACGGCCCCATATTAAAGCATTATTCATGCAATTACTTATTAGGTAATTCTACACTTACGTAGTATTTTGGTAGCTGTTTCAAATTGTATTGCTAGATTGTCAAATAAGTCTTCTGACGGACGAGCCATAAATGCACGAGTTAGATAAGCATTTTGACCTAGATCACTATAGTAATTACAACTAGGCCAACGGCGTTTACCCCATTCCATACTATTAATTAATAAACACTCGTCACCTACTGCTTTTAACACTTCTTTACGTTGGAGTGCAGGTAAGGTAACACTGGCTAATAGTTTGATACCTAAGGGTTCTGTATTGATCGTTGGTTTGTCTAGATAGTGTGCAAAAAGATGTACTAGATATGCTTCTACGGTATGTTCTAATTCAATAGTTAATGCTTGCTCTGCTTCTTTAATAAGCTCGTAAGATTCTTTAACGTAGACTTCCCAATTGGTCATTTATGGTAGTACCACCGGAGGTGCTTTAAGGTATTCAGGATAGGCCTTGTCAAAATCACGCATGATGATACCAGCTACTTCATGTGCTTCATTTTCGATTGGGCTACCTGTGTGCCAACTGGTTGAATCTAATCGATGTTCTTCACCTTGTACATAGTGTGTCATTTCGTGCGCTAAGGTACGTAGAATATCCACCGGTTGGCGATTGGCTACGACTACAGATATAGCTCTTTCTTCGTTGACAAAACGACCAAATGTTGGAATATTTGCATCTGGTATTGATTTAACTAATTTAATTTTTGGAATGTGATCTAAACCCAAATGCTTAACAGCAATAGGCAAGAAGTCACGTAGTGCATCAATTAAAGTTAATTGTTTAGATTCTTCCTGTTCAAACATTTCGAATAGGTTCATTATAGTAATCCTGCCAATTTACGTAAAAGGTTAATGCTTTCGTTTGTTTGATTTATAGCACGAATATCCAACGCACCAGTAGCTAATCCTAGATCTTGTTCATGTTCACGTGCTTTTCTTACAGCATAAACAACATCGCCTTGTCTTACGCGACTAACCACTTGACCAGTTGCGGGATTATAAATTTCCCATTCGCTGTGCTCTGGATCAACACCTTGCGGAGCCTCTTCATCACTCTCACTGCCCATAAGGTCATTGATATCCTCGTCATCATGCGATCGCATATCCTGTGAAATCTGCTCACGCTCGCGACGCATACGTTCACGCTCATCAGCATCATCTGCAAAAGTATTAGTTGGTGCGTCATCGTCTGGGTTAATACCGTTAGCACGCAATTGACGTTTAAGTAAAATTCTAATATAAGCTAATTGTTGATCAGTTAGAGTAAGGTTACGGCCAGCATCTTCACGCGATAGATTTCTTAGCATATTGATAAGATGCATATCTGCGCTATAACTTAGATCATTAGCAATGTAATCTTTCCAATGCTGTGGCAATGTGTCAAACACTGGATTTCTAGTAGTATCATCGTTATCTACAGCATCATTATTGCTACGACGGCGTAGTTCAGTCTCAATAGCTGTCTTGACAAATGCTACTTGATTACTATATAAGCCACTACCGATGCCTCTACCTGCTTCAATATGATCAAGAGCCTGGCGTAATTCTAAATCATGATGTTCACCTACACGCTCTAGCCATGATCTAGTACCTTCTGGTAAACTGTCAAATAGTTCTCTAGGACCAGTTTCACCAGCATCCTGTCTGCGACGCAGTTCATCATCAATGGCTCTAATCACAGCATCGCGTTGTTGTTGTGATTCTAAACTGGGATTGTGTTCACCTTGTTCAATTTGACGTCTAAAGTCAGCAATAACTTCTGTGCGTCTATTAGGTAATGTGTCAACCCAATTACGCCATTGTTGTGGAATAGCATGTACCGCACCACTACCCTGTGTAGCAGCAATGGCTACTAAGTCATTGGCATCAACATTCAATCCGTGTTCTCTTGCGAACAAGTCCACTGCTGCAAGTTTAGCCTGACGTGGAGTAACAGCATCAACATATACAGAACTGCCACTTGCGGAACTAACTCTCCAACGTGTCATTTCATCAGCACTGTCACTACCATCATTGTTTGTTGCCTGTCTATTAGCAATAATATCATCAATTAGGTTAAGCAGATAATTGGTATCGTCGTCAGTTAGGCCAGCACCAGCATACGAACCTGATTGTAGTCTACGCTTAGTTTCACGTAGGTCACTATCTAATGCTCGCGGAGCAATATCTCTTGCCCATCGTTGCCATGGAGTTGGCAATGTGTCTGGCATAGGACCCGCTGTGTTACGGGCATTCTGTCGGCGGCGTAGTTCGTTATCAATTTGTTGGATAATCCAAACATTAGCCGCTTGATCTAAACCATCCCTGCCGTCTTTAATTCGTTGTCTAACTTCGTTTGCTATTGCTAAGGTAACATTAGGTAATGTATCTTCAACCCAACTCTTCCATCCTTCAGGTACTGAGTCTGGTATTTGTGTACTGGATTCTTTACGGAACTCAATTAGTTCATTAATGTAGTCTAATAGATACTGTGTACTCTCATCGTCTAGATAACTAAAATTCCCAGCTTTAAGTTCTTGTTCAATTCTGAACAGTTCATTTGCGTCTGCTGTTGGTGCTTTATCTTTGATCCAATTTATCCAACCACCAGTCAATGATTCTGGTGCTGGTTTAGTTGGTGATGGACCCGGAGGAGTACGTTCAAACGGCTCAGCCTTAAGTTTGCTGATACTGTCCTCACGCTTCATGCCTAACTGCTTACCACCTTTGATAATAGCATCTGTAACACTTTGCGCAAAGACCATTTGCTTGCCGCCAGTACCGTCTTTGTTCATAACCCAGTACTGTTGTTCTTCACCTTTCTTCTCTTTACGAGCTGTCTGTGCCTGACGCACATTGCTGACTAATTCGTCTTTGTTGATCTGCCCCATAGCATAGCGACTGAATAGGGATACTGAATTGTTAGGATCAGTCCAATCACCTTCATTTGGGCTTACTAATTTATATAACTTCTTAGCGTATTCTTGTTTGTAAGCATTATCATCTGTGGCAATGCGTAAGGCCTGTGCTAGACGTAGAGCAGTACCAGTTAGTTTAGTTAAGTCTTGATCTAAATAGTCGCCACCTGGGCCACGGAACTCCACATACTTGTCTTTGGTATTGATACTTGTATACTTTTGTGTAACACCACTGTGTACTAATTTACTTGCAGCTGCACCAAGATGTTCTTTCATCTTGTTTAATAAGGCTGTGGCATTCTCTGGATTCTGTTGAATCTTTTCTTTAACAATCTTCATAGCACTCTTACAGTAGCTATTGTAAGTACGACCAAATTCTGATAGTACATGCTCGTCACCGAGGAACAGTGCTAATTTAACATAATCCAATGACTCAATAGTCATGTTAGGTACACTGATATTCATGTGTAGGCCAGTTGACTTATTAGTATAACAACCTTCTGACTTAGCCCATGCTTGAACTTTTTTCAGCATTTCAATACCATCTTTAAGTGGCATTGCTGGACTGATAAACTCTAAACCCGCGTCATCGCTATCAGCATCAATACTACCATCTGGTTCAATAATGAAGTAACCTTGTTCTTGTTGTTGACTACGACTACCACTGTGGTAGTTGCTATAACCTCGTGCTGGGAATCCTGTGCCGTCTGTGAATGCTTCTGCTACTTGATCTACGTCAGCACTACCTTCATCACGGTAGTTAGCATCATACATGTGTGGCCAATCTAAGTCCCAATAGCGATGTGCGTCCTGCATGTCATCAACACCAATTGACTCTAACCAATCTGTTTGGCTGGCATAGCTGTCACGCCACTCATCTTGCAGTTCTTCTTCGGCAGCTTCGCGGGCACGTTCGTATTCGCGACTGTCTGCTTCTTCTATCTGTTCATCAATCCAGCGATCCATCCATAGTAATGTTAATTCACGTACACGTTCTTCTATAGCGGCATCATCGTCGGGTAATAACTCACCTAATTCTTTCTTAGCATCTGCGACAAAATCATCGTATTGATTGTTGCTGGCATCGCGAGCATCATCCTGTAGATTCTCGCGAGTTTTCTTAATTACTTCGTCGTAGTTTTCGTCTACGTAGTTCTGTGAGCCTTCATATTGCCATTCTAAATATTCGTTATATAATTGGCTACGGGCACGTTCGGCATCACTACGACCCATACTGCTGAATTCACCATTACGGAAGAAGTTAATAATTTCGTCAATGTCGTAGGCGCTTTCGTTGGCGTCCCAGTCGTATTCCCATTCAGGCTCATCATCACCTGATGATGCATTTGGCACGCACATTTCAAACTCAATACCCATTAGCATGCCTTCTGCTTCTGGACTATTGGCGAATTTTTCAAGGCTACTAGGACTCATTGATACTTCATCAATGATCTCTGCTTCTCTTAAGGCTTGTTTAATTTGACTATAACGCATATTAAGTATTTATCGCTTGTTTTATCTTGCTCACTTTTGGCATCCCTCCAGGCCAGCAGCCGGCCACACCGTACCGTTACGAATAACGGGTCCTAAGGTGGTGTTCTTTACGACAGTATTACAGTAAAAACAACGGCCCATGACCAAGCAACAAGTCCAACTACTATGGTTAGGGGTAAGTTTTCAAATGTAAAATATTCTTTCATAGATATCCTACCCAAGCAGGACCTTTATATCCTTGTGGGTACGCTTGTAAGTGTTGTATAGTTCTATGCCAGCCTTCTGCTAAATCGTATCCCTGTGCTGTTTTGAATACAATAATAGGTTCTTTGCTTACACCCTGTGTTTGTATCATTGCCTGTTGTGTAGCGTGACGTTCAGCATCTTTAGGAACACCGTAAGGGTTAGCACTTCCGCCTGCACGAAGTTTAATACGTTGTTGTGTTTCTGGTGTAAAAATGTCTAAGGTAATTGATAATGTTTCTAAACGCCATTGACGAACTGGATAATCTTTTTTAATACCCTGCATCCAATCTGCCAACTCTGCTGAATCAGTGATGCCTTTGGCATTTTTATATAACCAATCATTTACTACATACGGTGGCCATGTAGGAAATTGTTGCTGTAGATAATCTTGCAGCCTGTTTCTTAACTCAGTTATGAATTCTTTTGATCTCATTAGCAGTTCCAGCGACGGCGTGCTTTACAAATTGCCTTATCTGGAGTTTTGGCACAGCTGATATTGTGCATTTTCATCTGTCCCTTGCTACGTGAGCAGTAGCTCTTACGGCGTTTGCTGGCTTTGCTACCTTTTTTAAGTTTGCTAGGTTTAGTGGTAACGGCTGTTTTTAATTTGCTACCAGGATGTTCACGACGATAAGCATTGACAGCTTTCTTACTCATGCCGTCAGTTTTGTCTTTCTTGTTGACCTTTTGCCAATCTTCATTCACTGGTTCCTGTGTAACAGCAAATACATATAGTTCATCATCTGACAATGATTCTAAATCTTCCCAAACAACTTCACTATCAACATTATTCTTAGCGGCAATATGCTCAACTATTGTTTCGATCATGTCAAACTCTAGATCTAGTTCTTCGTTTATACCTGCTTTTTTCTTTTTAGCAATAGCAATAGCAGCCTGTTGTGCAGCATTAGCGGCTTCATCTACAGTAGATTCGCTGAGATCAAATTTTGCGTCGTTGACCCAACTTGTTACATTAGCAGCATATTGTGCTAAGATTTGCGGATCAACATTTTGTGCTAAGTAATCTTCAAATTCTAAGTCGCCTAATCCTAAAGTATCTTCGTAATAATCATTCCACGCATGACCGATTTCACTGTCCCAACGATCTAACCATTCATATCCATCATCATCACCTATTCTTGCAATTCGCCATACACCCTTGGCAACTTTTCTTGCATTTTTTGTTGTTTGAGATTGGATATCTTCTTCTACGCTTTCATTTGGCACACAGTTATTAACACGAACGCCACCTTTGATCTTAGTGCCTTCTTTGTGTTTACCTTTCCAGCATTTTGGATCTAGACGTTGTTTTACTTCAGCTAAAAATTCAATTGCTCTCATTTCTTTTTCCCCGATTTCATATTAGCACACCAATGTGCCATGCGTTGCTTTTCGCCTGTACTATGTGCGGCTATACTACGTAATTTACTCACTGACTGTTTACAGTTAACACCACTGCGTTTGGCTAGACCTTTACGTCCTGGTTTCTTGCCATCAGCAAAATTTTCTATGATAAATTCGTTAGCTCGCATAATTTATTCTATTTACCATTTAGTTTAATTCTATAACTGGCATATTTAATCTTCTAGCGCCAGGCTCCTCTCGCATAACAGTGTTGATAGATAATACTTTATTATTGTTTCTGTCGGAAAAATACATACATCCAAGATCGATCCATGTTTGGTTATCACGTAGTCGAAATTTACCTTGGTCTAATACAGTTTCTAATTTATCATTCATATTAGGTGATACTACCATGTCTAGCATTCTAATAACATAGTGCCATGGAATTCCACGTTCTTGCGCACGATCTTGTACATGCTCACTGACTCTCAAAATTAGATTGCCTAATTTGCGTCTTATTAAAGATTCTATTGCAAATTCTTTTACTCTCATACTATAAAATTCCTAAACCAATCAGCACTGCCTTCACTTACCTGTTTCGACTCGGGTAGTTTAACACCTTCTTTACCTAGTGTTTCACGTGCATCTGCTACTAATTCTTCGTAATCTGAACGAGGTTTAATTTTGTGTATGATTGTATCTACACTGGCTAAATCTTGTGCTGTACCAGTAAATAGTATCTCTGCAATTTCTTTAGGATTCCTAGTAATAGTTTCGTTGGTTTCTCTATTAACTAATCCATTTTTATACGACCATTTAAGTCCGCGTGCTTTGGCAATACTGGCCAGCAGTACATGTCGATGCATACCCTTATACGAGCTACCCTCTGGACTTCCCGTCATGCTAAATTTCTGCCAATCTGGCTCACCAAACATAAAGTCTGTTTGTACATACCCATTCTTAGGGTTACCTAGGATAGGAGTTTTTACATGTACATTATCTCCCGACTTCTTAATATCAGATTGATTTATACCACGGGATAAGAGCTGTTGAACTAATACATCTTTGGAAATTTTATTAATATCAACTGCTAGGTCTAGGTCACCTGATGTTTCTTTATATCCGGTTGATCCTAGCATGTTGTCTACTAGATTAAGACCGGTAATTTTTTCTAACCATTGTACAGTAGGGACAACATCATCTCGTCTAATGCGTTGAGTAGCTGATGTATTATCTGCGTTCTTGAAAACGTTACCACCCATATGCATGCTCCAATCCTTGTACTACTGTATTTAAGCTATCTTCGTCAGCTTGGTATTTGATACCAATACCACCTTGAGAGATCCATTTGTTAATATTAGTGCCTCGATCATCAATTAAGATATTTGGGCTACCGTCTGCATTTACTGCATATTTCTCTTTGGTGCTGGTAATGACGATATCAGCTGGTTGTGGACTTAGTTGTTTACTAATCCATACACGTTTCCAATGTTCACTGTTTTTAAAATCACCACGTAGGGGACTTGAGCAAATACAGTATTCCGGCACATAGCTTAAGACTAATTGTACTAGACTATCTGCTGTGTCAAATTTAGGTAAACGTGCAAAGAAATCAGTGCCTACCATTTTGTTCAGAGTAGGGTCTTGCTTTGCTGGAGGAATATCTCGGTATTTTCCGCTTGGAATACCTGCTAATTTGGCATATTCTGCAAAAAAATCAGCCAAAACACCGTCTAAATCTAGATAAATTTTAGTCTCTGGTGTTGCTTTAATTAACTCATTTGCTCTCATAATTTATATTTATCCGTATATATGCTTACTAAATACCGTTATGTTACACTCTTCTGAACTAAAAGTCAATCTATCCGATTACGAGAATTTCTTAATATGGTTTAATCAATCTAACTACGTAACTGCTAAGTCATTAGATGAATGTACTCGATGGGAAATACGAGAAGCATTATCTTATTATTTCTTTAATTTAAGTATTAGCAGTGAATTAATGTCAATAATAGATTCTATTAGATTTGATAATAGTTTAGGATGGGCTACATTGTCATTGGTTGACGAAGCAAAAATACAATATAAACTACGTCAGTTAGGGTATGAATTAACCTGTGTTGACCAATGGCCTACTACTGTAAATGAATTTAAACTTATAATTGAAGATTACAGTCCCTCAAAACTTATAAAAAATAAAATACAAATAGTTCCTATAGTTGCACAAAAGATTGTAAGTAAACTGTCACAGACATTTGTGGTTAAATTTGGTTATTTAATCTTTTGTCTAGTAATGTTAGGATATTATCATGATTGGATAATGTTAGCACAAGGAGCACTGTTTGGATATCTGATGTGGGCTTGGGTTGAATTTGCTGATCATGATTATATGGAACATAGATATGTAGTACCAAAAAACAAAGTAATAAAACATTTTGTTGAGTATCTTTGTTATATTTTTATGCCAGCGACCTATGCTAATAAAATAGAATCTATTAGATTACACACATATCATCACATCTATTGGAAGGGTGAAAAAGACAAATATACGCAAAGTATTAATGATATTCCTGTGCCGGGGTTTTTTAATCCCCCATTGTTTACTAAACCAAATGCAAAAAATATGCAACGATTACTTAATGAATATCCCGAGTTTCCATATATTGTTAAATATTTTAGAGAAATTGAAATATTAATATCGTTAATTGTTATAGCAACCTTGGGATTTAAATTTTATTTCTTTTTCTTTTTAATACCTATATTAATTCGGCCACCTCTGCAAGCACAACATGATTTTTGGCTTACTAATCTAGGTGAACGTGATCATTATCTATTATTTCCGCTGGCATTAAATCAAGCATGGCATGTTACGCATCACAATAATTTTAGAATAGTACCTAAAACTTGGAGCGAAGTGTTTAACGGACCATGGTGGGTTAAGTATGTTAATCCTCAATACTACTTTGGTCGCCTTTTCTTCAAACTCAGATACAGAGACAAATAAAAACCGCCCTTTCGAGCGGTTTATTAAACTAATAAAAACCTGGACCCCAATTTATGACTATTGGAACAATCTGTTGCAGATGTACAGTGTAGTCATAATATCCTTCACTATTACCTGGATCATATGGTGACCAAATACCAATGTATCCATTTTCTTGTGTTGGACGTTGTGCTCCACCTGCTGAAAAAATATCATATTGATATCGACCTTGATTATAAACTCCATACGCTGTTGTTTCTGTAACCAACGCTGCTGACGGTATAGCTGTAGCAGTAACAGTTGATGTCAGATCACCATGGTAATATTCTGGACCTTCTACTAATTCAATACCAACAGCCGCCGCACCATTTTGATGTGTGCTTTCACCGCCAGTACCAGTGTATGATAGTACTGTTTCGCTTGCAATTGAATTGCCCATCTTCATAGTAAAATAATCGTGGTCATCTATGTTACCTTGGAAGTGGAACACAACTGCGTCAAATACAGGAGCAATAAATGTTCCAAATGATGATGCATTACCAAAAGTAGAAATAGTTACAGCAACATTAGCACCAGGAGTCGTTGCATAAAGTGCTGTTTGTATTCCGGTAGCCGTTATATATTCTATAGTTAATCCATATACGCCACCGGGCACAGTCCAATAGTAAGTGCCTGGTAAATTCCAAGTCATTGTTCCGGATGGAGTTAATGAAGTATCATTTACTATAACTCCCGCTGAACTGCCTTGACCTTCTAAAGTTAACACCATATTAGTGTAGCCATCAGTGTGATAATTGTTAACAATAGCAACGTCAACATACTCTGAACTACCTATAACAAAATTGCCACTTGTTTGACCGCCGACTATTCGATTTGACGCAATACCAGAAATATCATAAGTTATAGTTGTTCCAGGAACACCCTGTATATTTGCTACGGTAAATCTAACTGCATTACCTTCATTAACTGATGAAACGTTGGCTGATACGCTATATGATGTGCTCAATGATGTATTGTTAATAATAACTGATGTATTAGCTGTAGTATTGTCAATTATCATACCTAATGTTTTTGGGCCAGTAGTAGTATGTGCAGGAATAGTACTTATTACCGCGGTATTGCCGGTACCAACAGTAAAATGTCCACTTAATGATCCAGTACTTAAGAATGTAGGATTATAACCTGTAAGTGTGTAATTAACATTGGTGCCTGTAGATAGTCCAGTGGTTGTTAGGGTAAATGCAATAGCATTTCCTTCGTTGGCAGATGCTACATTGGCTGATATTGAATATGTAATTGCAGGTGATATTAAATTCTCTGCGCCGGTAATTGTACTGCTGGCAATCAATGGTTGCCAAGATCCATTGACTTTAACCCAAGCATTTAATAATGCTTTCCATGAATTACTTACTTTAACCCAAGCATTATCGACAGGTAACCATGATCCTGATTCTTTGATGCTGATGTTAAATGTTCTAGTAAACACAAGTACGGCAGCGCCATCTTGTCCTGCATAACCAGCATTATTTCCTGGATAGATTGGATTTAGTGCTCCACCCGGTGCTGTTCCGCTACCAGACTGGATAATAGTACCAAAATTAACTCCACCAAGTCCGCCTCCACCAGCACCTGATCCACTGCTACCGGCTGAACCGCCATACCAACCCCCGCCTCCACCTCCACCTGTAACAGGTCCAGATGATGAATTTTGTCCAATTCCGTATACTCCTGAAGCAACACCAGAAACACTTGTCGGTCCTGCACTGCCCCCAATAGCTCCACTTGGTCCGCCTCCGCCACCACCGCCACCTCCGGCAGCAACACCAACTACATTGCCGTTGATTAGAATAACAGATGCACCACCACCACCGCCACCTTGTCCGCTACTAGAATTTGCGATGGCCGCAGTGCCTCCTGAATAATTAGTAGGTGTAAGTAAACTTGCACCACCTAAATAACTTTGTGCTGCTTCGCCGACAACAACTTTAATAATATCTCCTGCATGCACTTGAACAATTCTTGATGAAAATCCACCGCCAGAACCAAGACCGCCAGCACCACCACTAACAGTTGAATATTCTGGAATATCAGTGTATAACGGTTCAACAACTGCGGCTGCACCTGGAGTTCCAGCAATATTCACTGATGAATAGCTAATTAATACATATCCACTTTGACCAGCATTTGATGCCGTGGCTGTTGTACTTCCACTTGGAATAACCCCAGTACCTGTAGCACCCGATGTTGCAGCAAATGATTTGTCTGATCCCATTGATCCGTCGGCGCCGGTAACAACTCCGCCTCCGCCACCGCCGCCACCGCCGCCATCTCCGGAATTATTTTTTGGATAGCCATTTGATCCAGTTGCTGTTGAGCCTGGCACATAATCACTGCCACCACCACCGCCACCGCCGCCGGCAGCAACAACTACAATTGTACCATTAATAGCAACTGAAGAAGCTCCGCCGCCACCACCACCAGCACCCGATGTTCCACTATATCCACTTGGGTAGCCGCCGCTGTCTCCTGGGTATGCACCAGTTCCGCCACTGCCACCACCACTACGGGCAGTTTGATTAGCACCAGCGCCACCGGCACTGCCGACATTAACTGAAATAGTTGATCCCGGAGTTACTGCTAAAGTAGTAGTAATCAATTGACCACCATATCCAGCAGCACCTAGGCCTTGTGGTGCGCCACCATCATCAAATCCGCCCCGACCACCACCCCCGCCTACTGCGGTAATTGTTACATGTGTAACACCTTGCGGAACTGTTATAGACTGTGTACTGGCTGATATAGTTATTGTTTGACTAGGAATATAAATACTTGGTGTTCCAGGAGTTGCAGCTGTAACCACTGTGCTTCCGGATAAAACTTTTTCTGATCCACTTATAACTGCGGTTGCTGGACCAGCAGTACCTGCGGCACCACCTGCTCCCCATAGGTAAAATTGTAAAGCTGATATACCTAACGGCACTGTATATGTATATGTGCCTGCTGAACTATATGTGGTGGTTTGTGTACTAAGACTCATTTATTATTCCTTGCTTCCGCAAATAGCATTATAGTCAGCCATATTTAATGTATGACCGTCTGCGCTTAGTGCTGTAATTCTTTCTGTAACATGGTGTAAATCTAAATCTGATTCTGCATCTTCACGTGCATATTCTAATAGTCGAATAAACAAAGGAACATCAACTGTAATAGTGTCTACTGGAGAATCTTCTGCACTTTCACTCCATTGGCCACTACCGCTATGCCACTCATCATGATCTGAACTACCCCATGCACTATTAGGTCCTGACCATTGGTCTTCTGATAGTTTACTTGCCTGTTGGTGCACTTGTGTGCTGTATTCTTTACCATGTTTATTACGTAATTGATTAATAAATCTATGATATTCGTGTGCTTTATTTGGATTTGTTTTAGCTGCACCTATTAATTGTCTTGCTGTAATTACATCTGGCATATGACTGTCTTCTGTGGCAATTAGGTTACTTACAGCCATGTCTTCATTTGCATGTTTAAAATATTGTACTTGACGTTCACGCTTTTCTGCACCAGCACGAGTAGGATACTTGCCTAAGTTCTTACCAGTCTTTTTGCTTTTTAATTCGTAACCACCCTTGACTTTGACAATGTGCTCGGATAAGTCTGGTTGGCTAAAGAATTCAGTTAATAACATAATAATAATCCATAATAATACTGTATATGATATTTATGCTATTTTAAATCAAATAGAAAAAGGTTGACAGCTTTAGATCAAAGAATGTATAATAGCTATGTCTTTAATCAACCTATGAGTAAACTCAATGACACAAGTAGCAGAACTATTAAATGAAATTATCGGTGATCCAATTAACGGTCCATATGAAGGTGAGGACTATTGGATTGATGAAGATGGCACAATTCAAATTGCTGAAAACAATGCTATTCTTGCAGGCACTATTCTACGCAAGACTAATAACAGTGGCCAATTTGACACAAAGTTAGTTAAGATTGGTCAACGTGGCGATAGTATTATTTTAGGGTTTGATACATTACTTGATGCTGATCCGGTATATAAAGTACAAATTGGATATATGCGTGATACACTTGCTGAAGTTAAGAAAGACAATGCTGGCAAGTTTTGTTTATATTTAAATAAGAAACGGGCAACACGTATGTTTAGTAAACTTACTGCTGCTAAAGCGTTTCTAAGGAAATTAGACAAAGATCTACAATCAGATGGTGTAGAACCAGAAGCAATAGATGAATAAACAAAAAGGGCCCTAAGGCCCTTTTTTATTGTTGCGGAGTTGTTCCAGTAGGGGTTTGCTGTGAATTTTTAGCCTGTTGCGCTAATGTTTTAAATTGATTAGCAATTTTAGGATCTTGTGATGCCGCTTTAACTACATTCATAGTTGGAGCAAGAGCTTTCATATCCATAGCATTAGTAGCAGTGCCTTGGCTTGCATCATCAATAGCTTTGGCCAACTGTGGAGCCGCAGTAGGAGTATTAGTAGCAGATTTTAATGCGTTAGTTGCTTGTAATGCTGCCTGTTGTGCTTGCGGATTAGTCGGATTAGCACCTTGTCCAGGAGCCGCAGTACCTTGAGGTTGATTAGCACCAAATTCTTTAATCTGCATTCTGCCTTTGATTTTATTCGAATATGCAGATGCCTTTTTATGAAATTCTGCACTTAAACGATCAAATGCTGCTTGTTTTTCTTCGTTAGATGCATTACTTGCCGCAATCTTTTCCATGCCTCTTCTAAATGCTGAGATAACAGGAACAGTTTTGCTTTCACCTAGTCGACTGCGATTAGCCGCACGTGCTGCCATGCTACTTACGCCTGCTTGTGCTCGCTCTTTACTTTGAGCCTGTGCTTTAGCTGGGTTTTCGTTTTTAACAGTTAAGATATCTGAACTGAATTTAACCTTACTAGGGTTAATGCTGTCAATGTAATGTTGAATAGCTGGTGATTTTTTATTAGCATCAACTAGATCTTTCAACATAAACGGTTTGCCAGTTGCGGCTACTACCATATTAGTAATAACTTCTGGTGCTACGTCTGTATGTCCTTGATGAATAAGTTCTTGGGCAGCTTTTAGTACAGCACCTTCAACTGGATCAGCACTTTCAATACCTTCTGGAATATGTACTTTCTTGTGTACACCTTTAGCTTTACGATCCTTAATAGCTTTTTTAGTTTGCCAATTAGCAACATCTAAATCATGCTTAGTTGATCTTGGATCCGTTCTAGTTCTGCTTGGACCTGTACCGCCAGTTAATGGATCCATCTGTCCACTTTTGTCCCAATTAGTATCAGTCGGATATGAACTCATACCTTCATCCATATCACGATCAGTGTAATCTAAATCATATTGTGGTATTTTACGTGAGCTACCAGCAGTGTCGCTTATTCCACTACCAGTCTTAATACCAGGTCCTGGAACCTTATCATTGGGATTAGAAAAATATTTTCCACCTTTAACCTTAGTAGTTGATCCATGTGATGAATCCCAACCTTTACGGCGAACAGTTGTAACGTTACCTTTCTTTTCTACATCCATTTCACCGTGTGGTCCAGTGTATGTATGACGGTTTTCGTAGATAGCACGATAAGCTAGATTCTTACCATAGTTCTGCCCTATGTAAGCCATTGCTTCACCTTTAGTAGCAAATACCGTATCAAGTACTGGCTGTTTAGTGTCTAAACTAACTACTTGGTAACCTTTAGCTTCTGGTTCTTTTTTAGCATACGGAGCATCAAGTTTTTCTTGACGAGCTTGATCATATTCCCAATCTGGATCAGGTTCATGACTGCTACGTTCTTCAGGACCACTTTCCCAACCTTCATTTAATGATTTATAACCGTCAGCATAACCTTTGCGTTCTTGTGCAGAAATACATTCTTTAGAATTGTTCGGTTTACCTGCTCGAGCATCGGCACAACCTTTTTTATGTCCTGTATTATAATCAGCATCTTTTGCAGCATCATCTATGCCTTCACTGAATTTGCCTGGGAAACGAGTCCAATCGTAGTATTGTTCGATTTCTTTACTTGATGTAAATTTGTGTACTTTTTTGCCTGTTTTAGGATCTACTAAGTAGATTAAGTTTGATACACGCTCACCTTCTCTATTTGCTGGGTGTGCCGCATATACTTTGAATTCTAAACCAGATTGTTTGTTTTTAACAGTACCCATGTAGGTATTGTCATTGTCTTCATCTAGATCATGTGCCCATTTTCTAGCATCCGGATCACGATCATACATTTCTGCTTCTTCCGCATCACTACCAGCATAATCATTAAATTCAACATCACTGGCATTAAAACTATGTTTGCCACCATTGTAAAGTTGAACTACAACAAAACGCCCATCGCGACCTAATTCGGTAACTACACCAGTTTCACCTTGTCCTTCTACAGGTCCAGTGATGATAACATCGTCGCCTACGTTTAATTCTTGTGAGCTATCTTCTTTAACTGTGTTGTAACGTTTACTCGGTTTGTCTGGAGATGTGTATTCGCGTGATGGTCTAGCACCTTTGCGACTTGGACGTTTTTCTTCTACACCTAGGTCGTCTTCATTAAAGTTAGCAAATGCTTCTGCCAATTCCCATTCTAGGCTTTTGTTTTCAGAAACTTTTTGCAGGCCTTTAAGCATGTTTGGCTCAGCTGATTCTTCACAACCGCCACCTACTCCTTGACCTGGTTTAGGGGGATTAGGATTTTTACCTGCCCAATAACCTTTAAATTTTGGACCTTCAGGATTATTTGCGGCTTTTTCCATGCTATCACCTTTGTTTTCAAAGATGCTTAGTAGTTTTTTCATGTCCATATTATTTTCTCTTTTTCTTTGCTGATTTAGTTGCTTGTTTGTAAAATATGCTTTGTCCAAACCCATCGCCACCACCCATGCTGGTAGCAATACTGCCACTTGATGTTCCACCGCAACTTGCATCTTCTGACACTGTAGGTTGTATACCCTGTTCGTGTTGTGAAGTAATATGTTGCATTACAGCGGTTAACATACCTTTAGCCTGTGCTACTTTTTCCTGACACCATTCAGGCAAATTTTCGTTAGTTTTGATCTCTCTACACAATTCGGTCATAGTACGAATAATAGTATGTAGATTGTCTTTAACTGAACCTGCTTCATCGTCATATTCTTCATGGCTGTATTCTGATTCGTTAATAAATTCTGATGGCTTCATTGGGATTTCCTTAATATAATGTATTTATTAAATTGAGAAAGTTATTTCATTGTCCTGAACAGTAAACACATTGCAAGTAGAAACAACCCCTTGTGCGGCGTTAGCTATTACAAAGTTCTCGAATCTAATAAAGGCCTGTTCGGGCAATTTTAAAATAGGATCTAATCTTAAAGAATGTTTATCACGTTCGATATTGACCCATAAGTCTTCTCTAATATAGATACTATCTTCCCAACGCCAAGTGCGTTCAGTAAGTAGATCTTTATCTAGATAAATGCGATAACTTGGATTATTAAATTTTGGATTATGAATAGCCCAAGGTGGTCTTACACAATGCACATCGACTTGAATATTAATCAAACTCATTTAAATTAAACGTAATGCTCGAGCGTTTTTTGTTGGTGTATCTGGATGAACATCTACTGTAAGTGCATTTGACCAACGTGGATCTTTGGCTTCTTTTTTATTTTTGGGGATATAACCACTGGCTTCATTTACGTTAGGAGCCCAAAACTTATGCGGACCAAATAACTTATCAGCATGACCAATCTTCATTTTATCCATAGTAGAAGCCATCGGACTACGGTTCCACTTAGTAGCATCCTTAACTTCGTAATGCCATTTGCCACTCATTGTTTGTTTTAGACCCGCTTTAATTGCAGCTGATCTTTGTGTATTAGTATCGATGTTATAAAAATAATACCCTGGCTTAGGATCTTGCACGGTATCTTCATTTAGATCTTCTAATAACATACCTTTGCGTACTGCTTGATATAATGCAGGTGCTAATTTACCCGCTCCTGTTGCTTGTACAAATGCCTGTTCGTCACCCCTAGCGGCTGCTTCTCGAGCATCACTTGCGCTTACTCCAGCAACACCATCTGCATCGGGATCACGATCACCACTTGATACAAAATTGATACTGTCAAATTGATAATCTTTACCATTGTAATCAGTTAGTAGTTTCTTAAAACTATCTAAGCGATCACTGCCTGCTACAAAAGTAATTGAACGATATCCTTTGCTATGTAACCATTGAGCAACTTGTATAATAGTTTTTAGTTGTGTATTATAGACAATATGGCTTGCTTGTTGTGGAAATAATGCTTTAAGGAATTTAACTTTTGTAGCGTAATCTAACGGATTTTTCTTACTATCTTGAGTTTGACTAACAAAAATAAAATAATCGCCACCTTGTGAGGTCTTAGCTACTGTGTCGATTAACTGCGCATGACCAACTGTAGGAGGATTCATACGGCCAAAACAAAAGCTCGCATGCTTGGGTGTAGTTGTTTCAAATAATTCAGTTAAAAACATAGTAATCCATTGCGTATTACTTATTTAGTTTATATTGATTCTAGTAACCAGAGATAATAAGGACTATTAAATGATAAAATATAAGTACCATTCCATCCTAAATTAATGCAATTATCTAAATATTCTACCATTTTCCCTTCAAATTCTTGTGGTTCATCTAATTTATATACTGCACTATGTAATAATTGATCTAGACTAATATCATCAATAGTAATATTGACAATATTAAGCATCATGTCATGTTCGATGATATTATTGTTGACTATTGTATCTTTAGGAGTTTTGTTTTCTAAACGAATTTTGAGTTGATGTACACCATCATTGACTTGATGTGTAAACTTATGAGTTTGTGGTAGTTCACTAGATATTTCAGAGTTAACAATTAGTGTGTCATTTAACCAGATTGTATATTGTGGACGTTTGTCCCAATATGTTCCACTGACTGTTACTGAAATATCTAATGATTCCACGTGTTAATTAAGGTTTACTTGGATCTACCGGAGCGCCACCTGTTAATACACTTAAATCACCTGCAAATTCATAGTGACCTGAATGGTTTAGCAATACTTTAGCATGAGCATAAATCTCACCACCTAAAGCCGCCCAACGACGACAGAACAACCAATCTTCTGACAAATAGTGACCTTTTTCATCAATTGCTACGTCAAAGATTGAAAACATAGTTGGTTCATATTGTTTACCTAAACCTACATCATCTACATACTTGCATTCTGGGTGAGCAGCACATAGTTTTTCGTATACATGGCGTTTAAACATCATAAAACCTGTGCCCATTGTGTCCACTGGGAAAATATCGTTAATAATCTGTGTACCTGGTTTAACATTAATAACATAGCTAATTGGCAAGGCTTTCTTAGGATATAGTCCGCCGATAACATCTTTATCAGTGGCTAACATCATAAAAATACTTTCTGGTTGGAAACGAATATCTGCATCAATAAACATAAAGTGTGTAGCATCTTTATTGGTCATCATTTTAGCCATTAAGTTGTTACGAGCACGTGTAACTAATGATTCATTAACCATTGTATCTAATGACCATTGTAGACCCATTTTACTTGCCATTAAGATAAAACGTAAGAAACTTGTAAAACAAGGTTCTGTAATTTGTCCACCATAACATGGAATACCAAAGTGAATATGCACTTTGCTAAAATCATATTGTTGTGGTTGTGCTATCGGTGATGAGCCGATCATGCTCGGTGCATTAGGTTTAATACGCTTTGATTGTTTTGTGGCCATTGAAATCTCTCTTTTAATTGAATTATGCTACTGTAATTTCTACAAGTGATCCTGCACCTGCAAGTTCTTGTACTACTGCTTCTAAACTTGTTACTGTATCTGCTGTTAGAATAACATCTGCTTCTTCATCGTTCCTTAGCAGTTTACTTACTGTGATTACTACGGTTTCTTCGTGTAACTTTGCCATGATACTTCCTTATAATAACTGTATATAATTATTTACCATGGCATTACGGGGCATTAAAATTATTATGCTACAATATATCCGTTTTCGTCAACGGTTTTGTTTTCCAATAAATCAACTGGTTGCGGAACAATAATAGTAAATGTTACTTTATCCCCATCCCAATCAGCAGTTACAATACTACCTGCTTCAACATTTTCAAACAAAATCTTCTTACTTAACGGAACTTTGATTAGTTCACTGATCTTACGTGATAGTGGACGTGCGCCCATTGCTGGATCATATCCTACTTTTGCCAAGTGATCAATGAGTGCTTCTGTGGCACGAATCTTAATATGGCGTTCACCTAACAAATCATTAAGTTCGTTGACAAATTTAGCAACAATCTTCTTAATACTAATGTCGTTTAGTTTGTTAAATTTAATCACCGCATCTAAACGATTGCGGAACTCTGGGCGGAAGAATTTTTTAACAGCACTATCATCTTCACCAGTTTTTTGTAAACTGCGACCAAAACCAATTGCATTTTGTTCGTTATCTGCAGCACCTAAGTTACTTGTTAGAATAAGGATACTGTGACGGCAATCTGCTTTCTTACCGTTTGAACCAGTAATAATACCTTCATCCATGATACTTAATAACAGGTTACTAATATCAGGATGTGCTTTTTCAATCTCATCTAACAAGATGATTGAGTGCGGGTTACGTTCTACTTCGCTGATCAGTAAACCTCCACCTAGGTTACCATCTTCGTAGCCTACATAACCTGGAGGAGCACCGATTAGTTTAGCCATCGAATGTTTCTCTTGATATTCACTCATATCAAAACGTATTAGCTTCATGCTAAGGTTTTCACTTAATAGCTTACATAGTTCTGTTTTACCAGTACCGGTTGGACCTAAGAACAAGAAGTTACCTACTGGCTTGTTATGTGCTTTCATACCAGCTTTAGCTACATAGATCTTTTCTAACACTTGATCTACTGCATCATCCTGACCATACAAGCGATCTTTAATAGTTACATCTAGTGTGCTTAGATTTTTAACTGTTTCTTCACTGCCTAAGTTTTCCATTGGAATCTTAGTTGCTTTGGCTAATGTTTCAACAATTTCATCTTTAGTTACAATAAACTCTGGATTCTTAATCTTTAATCTAGCACAGCTCATATCAATAAGGTCAATGGCTTTATCTGGTAAACGTTTGTCTGTTTGATAACGCACACTTAGATCAACTGCAGCTTCAATTGCGTCGTCTGTAATTACACCTGCATGGAATGTTTCAAAATGCGTGCGCAATCCATGTAAGATTTCTTTAGCTACAGTTGGGCTAGGTTCGTCAACACTTAATTTGTAGAATCTGCGCATCAATGCACGATCTTTTTCAAAGCTCTGTGTGTATTCTTCATAGGTAGTTGACGCAATAACTTTAATGTTACCTTTGGCTAATGCTGGTTTTAGCATGTTAGCAAAGTCCACTGAACTTGAACTACCTGCACCAGCACCTTGCATTTGATGTGCTTCGTCAATGAATAAGATAGTTTTACCTTTTGAATTTAAAGCGGCTAATACATCTTTAAGTTTCTCTTCAAACTCACCACGGTATTTAGATCCAGCAAGCAAGCTACCAATTTCTAAGTTATATACTATGTACTCTTTTAAATATTCAGGAACTTCACCTTTGACAATCTTATAAGCAATACCTTCAGCAATAGCAGTTTTGCCTACACCTGGATCACCAATCATTAACACATTTGATTTGCTACGTCGAGCAAGTACCTGTGCAATTTCTTCCAATTCAACTTCACGTCCAATAACTGGATCAATCTTTCCTTCAGTAACCTGTAGATTTAAGTTAGTGCAATATTCTTCCAATACACGATCTGCAGGATCTTTTTTAGATCTAATATCTTTCTTAGCAGGTGAATGGGCTAAACGATCTTTGTTTTCTTCTGCATAGAATTCTATTAGTTGTTTGCGATTAATACCCCACTTTAGTAAGAAGTATGCAGCATGGCTGTTTTGTTCTTGACTAATACTTAGGAACAAATCGATTGGCTCCATTTGTTCACGTCCACTGAATAATACCTGTGTAAATGCACGATTAAATACACGCTCTAAGCTATGTGTACGTTGTGGAGCAATATCTTCTTTTTCGATATTGACTAAATGGTCTTGTTTGCCAATATAGTCATAAATGTCACGAATTAACTCTTCAACTTCTATACCATAGTTGTCTAAAAGTTTGTTAAAACTCCTAAATTCAGCTAATGCTAATAACAGGTGTTCTAACGTCACATATTCGTGATGGTAATCCTTAGCAATAGCGCAGGCTGTTTCAATAATTTCTTGTATTTCTGGATTTGAGTTTAGTGATGACACTGTGCAGTCCTTACTTTAAAATATTTATTATACGGTTTTTACTGTTTTAAGTATGTTTAATTGTGCGTCAGTTAGTGTAGGTGTTTTTACAATAACATTGACAATCAAATCCCCACGATGTTGCGTATTCATTTGATATAGTCCTTGCCCTCCTAAACCGAATTTGCTACCAAACTGACATCCTTGCGGAATCTTAATTAGGAAATCTTTGCCATCGATGCCACGTATTTCTTTCTCTAACCCTAACATTGCATCAATGCTGTCAATTTCTAAATTTAATACTAGATTAATTCCGTGTACTTCAAACCTTTCTATAGGTAATACAGTAATAATAACATAAAGATCTCCTCTTGTCAAGGTATCAAACATATTATCACCCATTTGTGCGTATTTGATAGTAGTACCATTACTTACACCGCGAGGAATATTAACATCTACATTAAATCTATCGCCTTTAGTAGTCTGTACACTGACCGTTTTCTTTTGGTCTGCCATGGTTTCATCTAATTGTATTGATATATTAATGCGTAGGTCTTTATTTTTACGAGGTTGGTGATGTGCTTGTTGGAACGGGTTACGACCACCAAATCCTTGACTAAAGAACTGTTGAAATATATCCTCTGGGCCGCCGCTACCAAAATGAAATTCAAAATGGCTACCGTGTGGATTTTGTTGTCCAAATGGATTTGGATTATCGTGCTGTTGTCGTTTAACCGGATCAGTTAATGTTTCATAAGCGTTTTGAATCTCTTGAAACTTAGCAGTATCACCGCCCTTATCCGGATGATGCGCACTGGCCAGCTTACGATAAGCCTTTTTAATGTCTGATTCAGTAGCATCACGTGCTACACCTAAAGTTGAATATGCGTCTGTCATAATATATAGTATATAATAAAAAAGGAGAACTGTCAAGCTCTCCTTTTATTTACTTCGGCATACTACTAACCTTAGATTTTTCTTCTGCGTACAATTCCGTTTGGATCTACAGTCGGATCTGGATGTGGAACAGTATCTGGATCTACTGAAACATTAATTGTAACAGGCTGTGGTTGTTGAGCAGGTTGTGCGTATGTATTAGCCACAGGTTGTGCCGCATATGATTGTGGAACAGGAGGTGGAGTATACGGTTGAGCTACTGGTTGTGCTGTTGTACCTGCTGGGGGTTGGTATGTAGTACCCATTCCTGGACCAAATCCTACTGTAGTAGGAGTTGATGTAGCACCACCTAGTTTCTCTTGTGTACGTCCATAAGCACTAATACCAATAATAGCACCCATAGCCATATGGAATAATCCACCGCCTTGTAAGGTCAATGGTTGCCATTGGCTGGTTACTGTGCCATGATCATGTGCTTGTAGTAGGCTCCATAATACTGGAAATCCTATAAAATCCATAAAACAGACCAGCATATATAGCCAGCCCATCATTGGACGCCACTTAGTGGTCATCCAATGTTCTTGTTGTTTTTCATCTCTGGTTGACATCGTCTCGCTCCTTATTGATTTTATTATGCTACGCTAGATAACGCAATTAAGCCTTCGATGACTGCATACATTAGTTCTTGCGTTTGTAGATCGTCAGCAGCCGCGCTGATTGCTGAACTATCTTTTAAATCATCTACTAATTCATTATATTCTTCAGCTGATAATTCGCCAGCTTGGAATTTTGTTAGGTAATCATTAGCATCTGCGGCCCAGTTTGCTACGTCATCACTTGGGTGGCCGTTTAATTGTTGTAATTGGTCTTGTAAACTCATCTTGGTTTAGCTCCTATAGCTGTTTGAATGGTTGTTGCGTCTTTTTCAATTGCAGTTAATTTAAGCTCGCAATAGGCTTTACTTACTTCTGCTCCTGAGGCATAACGATCGTTAAGTTCTACAACAATCTTAGCCAACTCAGTGGTCATTTTAATTGCTGGATCGTTATGTGGAATAGCTGAACTGTAGTTCTTTAGTTCTTCAGCGTCAAACGCTAGACTATTTGCCAGAGTTGGCATACTGTCTGTGCCACATTTAGACTTTCCTAAATAAGCCAAAGTTCTAATAGCATTAATCTGTGCGTATTCATTGTTATCAAAGTGTGCTTGAAGATATGAGTCAACTAACACACAGCCTGGCAATGTTGCCAATGTCAATATTAATAATAGTTTTTTCATTTTATACTCTCATTGATTTTCTTTTGTGTATTATACCATTCAATCCAAGCATCAACCTTAACCTGGCATTCGTGGTATTGACTGTAATTGTCTGCTACTACTTCTAATACTTCACTTAGTTTAGTAGTGCCTTCTTTGACTTCTTGTAGGCCAGGACAGGCTAATTTTAAATCAGCTGGTACATCTGGCCATTTGGCCGTTACCGGTACATCTTCTAAACAGCCAGTTAGCAATACAAAAGGAATTAAGATTAATAAACGTTTCATTTGTTATCTCCTTCTGGAACAACATCTAACGGAGGCAATGTTAAATTTAATTTAGGTTTCTCACCACGTGCTGCCGCATTAAGAATAGTAATTGCGTCAGCATCTACTTTACATTCTTTGTCAATTTCTGTAGTAACTTCTTTAATAACCTGTTGAGTAACTAATTTTGTATCATGTATTTTTTTAATCTTAGTTACGATTTTAGTTTGTATCTGAACATTGGCCTGTTGACTTTGAACAGCAGCGGCATCTACTTTAGCCTGTAGTGCCGCTGCCTTAGCACGCCATTCTTCTTCTACGCCATAACCACCTTTAAAATATGCGCCAGATACCATTAGGCAGATACCAACAATTTTAATAATAGCTGCATATGGAATTAAGCCTGGTTTCCAAGGTGAAATTTTTCGTGAAATAACACCAGCAAAGAATCCTAAGATTGTAGCAACTAAACCAACAGCAAAAACAATGTTAATAGCCCACTCTAAAACACTATCTGGAATAAAATGTAATAAGAACATATTAGCCTCCTAGTAATTGTTTAGCAGTTTCATATTTGGCTTTGCGTTCTTCTAGGCCAATGGTACCACCGTTGACACGTTTGGTCATTGCAACAATATCATCACGATCGCAAATATCATTTAGGCCATGTGTTTTCCAAAACCACATAGCTGACTCTAATGCGCCATCTAACGTTTCCATATCTGCTACACAACTATCCAAATCCATCCCCAAACTTTGAGCAAAGTGTGTGTAATTATCACGGCCAGTTAATTGGATAGCACCACGACCACGGAATTTGTATCCGTCGCCACTTGACTCCGGGCCATTGCCCATGCGGTTAGCATAAATTTTGTTGGCAATTGCTTCTGGATTGTGTGCGTATGGTTGCGCTGATTCTACTGTTGGAAAATACTTGTGGAAGATCTTGTTTAGGCCTTCTGCCTTATAGTTTAAGTTCTCTTTGAGTATTGTAAAACCGTTTGACTCATGTCCGCACTGTGCTAAGAAGCCCGCTGCACGATTAACAGTGTTAATTTCGTATTTGTCGAATGCCGAGTTTAGAACCTCTGCGAGGTCATCCAGGAATTTGTTAGTTGGGAATAGATGTCTTAATTGATCTGCTGTCACTTGCATAGTTGAAAATCCTTATTTGATTATTTTAATCCGGCTGCTATTCTTAAGCTCTCCGTATATTCATTTTTTGGTGCTTTGGTATTTACCTTAACACCAGCTGTTGCTCTCATACGATCTAGATCTGCACGTTCCTTGTCAGACAATTCGTCACCTTCTTCTTCGCTACCGTATCTTTTTGTATATTCTGATGCTGTTAACGGTATCAATGAATTCAATGACTCGATGCTTAGTTCGTGGTCTTTTTGTGATTTTTGATATCTAACACGCCATTCAGTTATGCTTTGTTCTGTTAGATTCATAATGTCATCCATCATTTCATAAATTTGTTTAGGTAATTCTGGGGTACGATCTAATTCTACAAATACTAGATAATCGCCACCTTCTTTTTCACCTGAACTAACATCAGCATCTAATACGTAGTTATAGCCTTTTTCGATAAAACTGACTAGATCGGCACTAGGTTCTTTACCCGATACTTTAAAACTAACTACACAAACATCGCAGTCATCGCCCATCTTGGATTTATATTCGTCAATATGCAACTCTGGATGAACTAAGCGTTTTAAATCTCCCAATTCTAGATTTTCATTGATTAACTTAGAATTGCGGTTGTACATTTTGCTCTGCATCCTGTTGATCTTGCTGTGATTGGTCGAAATTCATTTCTGAATCATTACCTTCTTCGTAAGCTGATTCAATATCTTCTAAGTCTAGGTTTTCGCTTTCTAATTCTAAGCTACCTTGTTGTATTTCTTGCATTAACTTTTTAGGCATAACAATTTTAACTAACCAAACTGGGACTTTTTTCATTTTAGGCATTTTAGTGCCTGGCTCAAAGTCTTCTGGCTTTTTAACTTTAATTGGATATTCTAATTTATCTTTGCTATAATAAATTTCACAGTCGTAATCTAATAAGCGTTCACCGCCACGTGGATCTGGCATTAGTTTGTATGGCCACATAAATGTACAGGTTACAAAATATTTTTCGTAAACTGGCCCTTCAACTAATTCGCCTTCTTTCCAATGTTTAAATACATAAAGATCAAGTTCATCTAATACACGTTCAAAATCCATAAGAGTATTCAGACTACTGTCGGTCATGAATATCTCTTTGGTATTATCGATAACGTCTTTAATTGCTTTGCTCATAGTTTAATGCTCTTTTTATTATTTATCAATTCCACGAAGTTGCTTTGCTTGTACACCATGCCATACTTCTTGATCTAGCCAATACTCGTCTACGTGTTTAACGTACTTGGCATTAGGATCTTCTGAGATAAATTTAAAGATATCTGGATTGTTATAATCAACAGGAAAACTTAGGATTCTGCTGATATATTGTAGGTAGTGCTCACGATGTAAAAATAATGCCTCGTTTGATAAGAAATGTACAGGAAAAGTGCCAGTTAGTAGGTGATTATAGTAATAATCTTGCGCAATTGGCGTGGTAATTTCCTTGCGTACTCGTAACTGTTGTTCTGCATTGATATTCTTATCTCGAGTAATTATTGCAATTTTAACATCAATATCTAATGCCGATGCACGCTCTGCTACTTCTTTAATTTTAGGCACATAACGTTGTCCGTCATAAAAGAACGGACAACTTACATTGGCTAACCAATGGTTATAACCGTCAAAATCTTTAGAAGTTAACTTATCTGGATTGACCCAAAAGTCTGCAAATGGTTCTTCATCGCTAGGTACCCAATACTTGTCTAGTAAACTTTTCCATCCACCTACATTTGGGTGCGTGCTTAATATGCGGCTGAATAAGTGATTGCCACTGCCTTGTGGACCTGTAATGATTAATAATTTTTTCATAGTTTGTGTATATTTGGTTCTAATAGATCGTGTATTAATTTTGTGTTCTTTGGTAATGCTTCGATGCCATATCCTTTAATATTTAAATTGTAGTTGTATAAAAGAATATGTTGTATAAAAACATCTTTGGAAAAATCCATTCGATAATCAGATAAATCAATATCGTCACCTTCTACTATATTGTTTATTATTTCTGGCCAATTACGATAAAATCTAACATCGTGTAGTTGTTGCCATTTAATGTATATAGATTTCCAATAATCGAAATCATTGGCAGGAGTAATATTAAAAAAATCTAATATATTGTATATTTCTTTATCTAGATTATCTAGCATGTCCTTGGTTGTGATTTCGTAATGATTAGTTTTACTTATAGTAATATCAAAGTGCTCGTAGTCAAATGGTCTAATAGATAGTGCTAATTTTTCTCTATAATCCCATATCTTAAGATTATCACCCCATTCTGCAGATTCTTCACCGAAAAATTTAGTATACAATTTCATTAACTCGTCATCAGATGTAGAATCAAATGCTCTTCCTCGATTAAACATATTATATAGGATATCTTCTTTATTATTTCTAAGTATCAGCAACTTATAATTTTGCTCTATTAGAAAATTATTCATGTTGGTAATTATTTCATTAGGTAACCGACGAATCTCATCATTCCACTTATTATTATTGTCATATACGTCATCACTGAGAAATTTTAAAATATCAACACCATTATCAGATATTTTCGGGGATACATATATACTATGAAAACTTGTAGTAGTATTATTAATATCATCAATACAGTGTTTTAATAAATCAAGAGATGGTGGGTGTATTTTATTATGTTTATGAGCATTAACTATACTAACGGGGTCTTTGGTTAGGGATTCCCAAGATTTAGATAACGGATTATAAAAATGCTGTACGCCTGAAAAATAGTACAAACTCCAATCTAAGAACGTTAGTCCACATGATAATTCACCTGCCAAATAAGCTATCATGGTTTGTCCTTGAATGTTGTGCCAAACTTATTACCGAGATCTAATTCATTGTAGTCAATATTGTGTATATATTTTGTGTTAGCATCATCGGCTAAGATCTTATCTAGTCTTGTGTCATTCCATGCCACTGGTATGTTTAATTGTAGACTCTTTAGATAATTGTGCTTATACAAATATAGTAGTTCGTAACTTAAGAATATAGGAGTAGTTATCTTAGGTAATTGTTCTAATAGCATGTCTATAGTAGATTGTGTTCTGATACGTGTCTGTTGATTGGCTAGGATAGTTTGATCTCGCCCAACTACAGCAAAATTCACATCAACTCCACAAGCTCGTACAGCATTGGCAAACCCAGCAACATCCGGGTTCCATATAGGATTTACGTCACTGCCCGGAATGCCTAAAGGACAACTAATACTGGTAAAGTAGTATTCACTTTGTTTCCAATCAAAATCCTTGAGTAAGGTATGATCTCGCCAACACGGCGCAAACGGTTCTGCAAAGCGATGAGCTTCCCAGTAATTGTCTAGGAGTGATTTCCACCCGTAGACTTCTGAGTGCAGACTTAAAACCTTACTCCATAAATGATTACCAGCACCTTGCGGGCCAGTGAGTATTAACATCTTTTTAGCCAAGTAAATCTCCTAACTCGTAAGGTATAAATCCTTCTGCACGTTCTGGGTGCCACACTACTCCCCATATTGGTAGTTGACTATGTTTAAACGCTTCAACTGTATTGTCGTGTGAGCAAGTAGCCCAGGGCATCAAATCTCTACCCAATACTGCAATACTGTTGGTATGGAAACTGTTTACATAATCAGTCATGTCATCAAATTCAACCCTGTGTGCAGTATTTTGATGTCCTTCTATAGGCGCATTAACTCCGCCATGTAGTTCGTTAATAAAAAATGCTCCATGACAAACGCCTAAAATTGGCACACCTTTTAGTAAAGCAATATTGTAGTATATGGTTTCTGTATGAGTTCGATTAGGAGTACTATCTCCACCCGATAAGATTAACATATCAAAATCCGTTTCAGTATTTGATACATTAGCTATTGGGACTAACTTATGACTATTAAGTAGCCCATGCCAACCTTGCTCTAGGCAATCGTAGGTAATGTTGTTGTGAACTATTTCACGCTGTGATATAGCTATTTTCATTTGAAGTATGCGAAGTAGATTAATCCAGCAATAATCATAAAGATCTGCGGAAGGAAATTAGTAATTAAACTCTTCTCGTTCCATTTAAATCCTACATAGACCCAGCCACAAGCACCTATAATTTGAAGTATACTATTCCAAGGAGTGATACCTAGAATGTGTAAAGGCATAGCACATAGAATCATTGTTGCTGAAAACCACTTAACTACTATTGTATAATCTTTCATGTTCTCTCCAATAGAGGAATAAAATCAGTTGTATTAGTTGGAAATATATTTAAATTGTGACATTTAATTTCTATATTATTATCGAATAATTTACGTTGTATAAAGATTTCGTCAAAGAACGAAATGTTATAAGAAGTCCAATCTAATTCAAGATTGTTGATCAATGCAGTTACGATAGTATTAATCTGTTGGTCCTTATATAAATGTATTTGTGTAGGAAGCCATTGCTGATATATTTTAGATACATCATTATAATTAATATCTTTAATCTCAAATGTATCTAAAATACTTAGTAAGGTTTTTTCAAAATTATCACGTAATTGATCTAATTCAATAAATTTAACTTTGGGATATTTAGATTTAAGTTCTATAATTTCATCGTCGGTAATAATATTTGACATAGTTCGATCATAAAAATATTTTGATGATAGTTCTCGTAATTCCCAAAGTTCAAATTCATCAATTGAAGTATGATCCCATTTTAATAAATTTTGATTATCTATTTCGTATGATAGTTCGAGTCTGAGTTTATCGATTCCGTAGACTTTTCTTAGAGAAATCATACGATCTGATTTCATGTTGTCTCTTAACCAAACATCTGCAGCAATACCTTCCCTTGATAGGTCATCATAGGTTCGAATTTTAAAGTAACTATTGTTAATTAAACAATTGATTGAATTAATCGTGGGGTATATAAAAATAATATTTTTAAAATTGTCAACTAATTTTTTTAAATTATCGTTTAATATGCTAAATGTTCTTTTAGATTCAATTGGAATATCATCTTTTAATAATACATGTTCATGCATTTGTGCAATAGGAAAATTATTTTCAGATTTTAAATACTGATCAAGATGTGATGGAAACAATATACAAAATCTTCCTGGAAAAGAATTATGCACACTACCGGTAGGGGCAAACGGGATTTCTGAATTAGGTATTATACCACTAAAATAACTACAACACCAATTGATTAGATTACCATATGCTCCGGCAGTATATAAAATTGCATTTGTATTTTTCACTAAGTCCTCGTCAATAAAAAAGGAGCCTAAGCTCCTTTTTCTGCTTATAAAATTAATTATGCTTAGTAAGCACTGTCCATTAATTTTACAGCTTCTGGTGTTGCAGTTGTGTTCATACATGACACTGCAAATAAATCCATACGCATTGTACGAGCAATTTGTTCAATACGAGCTTGAGTAGCTTCATCGGTTGCTAACAATTCTAAAGCACGACGACCAATGTTGCTGTGGAATCCTTCGTCGCGAGCAATTTTAGCGTATGTTGTGCTAATGAATTCGTCTTGAATACATTCAGCCATTTTGTCCCATACACGTTCTGCACGACCTTCAGCAATAAATTGATAAGCCGCAAGTGCCAATGGATCGTTTTGTGCTTCATACTTAGCTAATAGAGCAGCACCTTTAGCTGTTGGTTTAGCAGCTTCGGCAGCAATAGCCGCTTCGACATCAACTTTTTCGCCTGTGATGTGTTCGATAACTTCTTTAACCATACGGAAGTGATTAGCTTCGTCAAGTGCTTGTTTGCTTAGTAATGCTAGGTCTTCGACTGAAGTATCAGCAGGGGCAGTAGCTACTTTACCAGCTATTTCAACCATGTTCATACGCTCGTTAACCATACGACCAGTAAAGTGTTCTACTAATTGTTCTTGGCTTGGGTTAGATGCAAAGTATGCTTCAACATTCAATTCACTTGCTTTGAATAGTGCTTCATTATCTTGTGCTAATTTAGCAACAAATTGTTTTGAGTTCATTTTATTTTCCTATAACGTTATTTTATCAATGTAACTAGAATATCTGGCCAGACGTTGGTTACACTGACCTCGGCGCAGAAGTTTTCTTTAATCCACCCGGATGTGAAATACTCCCACTTACAATTATTTATCATCGCAAATTCCAAAATAGCTTTATTCTGTGCAGTTATTTCTGCCAACATACCTACACTGTCTTTGTATGCATCATAACAGGGATATTTGATTTGAAAGCCACCTGCTTCATGCCACCAGGCATAACTCGACATATCTGGGCGATAGACTAACATTTTCCAACCAGGGCATTCACTTAACTTATACGCCCAGTCATGACTTTTAACAAGTTTGCAACCGCCAGGTTCTGTCCATGCTTGGTCTACATAATCTAAATTTGGGATAGCATCGAACTCCATGCCACGGCCAAAGTAAGCACCAACATGTCCTGTATATGTGTGATGTGTGTAACTGCGGTTAGGTGTGCGATCGCTGGTATTCATACCCGGTATCGTTTCTAATACCTGTGCTATACCACTCCAACGTGAACCTGGTACTCCTGTAAAAAATATGTGATTGGGGAGATTCATAATAAGTACGTATATAATATATTTACTTATAGAGGTTTAAGATGTTGCATATTTTATTTGTCCCTGGTACATTTGGTAGTACTATTCAGTATATCTTACGTGCATTTAGTACTACGTATAGTGCTGATAGATTGCCAAATATAACATACGCAGATATGATAACTCCTGATGGGTCGATGCATTCATATTATAAAACTGGACACTATGTGTGGAAATACGAACTCGATGATTTGGTTGGCGGGTTAATAGATAAACCATTGATAACATCACCTATATACCCGATGCCTGACTTTCATGCAGATGAATTGATAAATTTCTTTAAGATCAATTTTCCCGACGACAAATATGTTTTTGTTTATGTAGATAGTTTAGAATATGCAGAAATTAATATGTTAGCACAATATTATAAAATAGCTAAAGGTGTTTCTAATAAAACGTTAGAAATTTTCTGTGGGAAAAATGAGCACAATATTATCAATTGGAATATTAATTATAAGCATTGGAGTGAAATGCAACTATGGGAACTTAGGGAATGGTTGAGCACATTCTATCCAACATGGGTTCAAGGATGGATTGATTCTTACAACTATGCTGACCAAAATTGGTTAAGTGTTAGTTCTAAAGAAATTTTAGATAATCCACATGACACATTTTTAAAGGTTTTAAACTATTCAGGTGAGATTGACTCTAATTTGATTTCAACATTTTCTGATTTTACTACGCACTGGCGTAGTCAACAACAATATCTATTAGACGAATATAATCTAATAAAGAAAATAGTTCAAACGTCGATAGCAAATGAACCATATGAGTGGTCCGAGTTAAATATTATCTCAGAGGCAATTATACAACAACATCTAAGATCAAACGGCTACGAGATTGCATGTTACGAATTAAATAAATTTCCAACATCTTCGACTGTATTACATTCTCTATTAGAAAAATCATGAATCAAACACAACTAAATAAATATTTTTCATCTGTGTGGAAATCTAATCTAAATCAATACAAGTATTCCGGATGGGCATTAGTAGACAAAATTAAACCCAAAGAACAGGTCGTTGATGTAGGTTGTGGATTTAATGAATTCAAAACACATATACCTAACTTGATAGGCATAGATCCCGCCAACGACTCAGCTGACTACAAAGTTAGGATAGAAGATTTTGATATGCCCGATCATTTCGATGTAGCACTTTGTCTAGGCAGTATTAACTTTGGTGGCGAAGCTAATATAATAAGTCAAATTAACTGTGTGGTTCGCTGTCTGAAACCTAAAGCTAAAATCTATTGGCGCTGTAATCCTGGTCTGCATGATCATGGAAACGAGGCTTGTAAAGATATAGATTTTTATCCGTGGACTATAGAAAAACATGCTGAGCTTGCTGACTTATTTGGATTTAGATTAGCAGTCGCCAGATGGGATACTGCAAATAGAATCTACGCTGAATGGTCCAGGTAGCTTAATACTTATTCCAGATCTTTCAAACTTAACTACACACTTTCAAATCTTTTTTAGCTCTTAAATATTTGTGTACTGATGCTTTAATTAGTACAACACTTCAAAGGAGCATTAACTTGTCAAGACATCGTAGATCAGCATCACGCAACTTAAATTCATTCGCAACACAACAAGATAATACCGTAGTAAGTTTTAACAACTATGTCCAACAAAGGAAAACAGTCCACCTAATACCTAAAAGTTTAAATCAAGAAGAATATATCAGCCTATTAACAGACCAATCTAAGTGTATTGTGTTTGCAACAGGCCCTGCCGGTACTGGCAAAACAATGTTAGCTATGATGGCTGGCATTAAAGCATTTAAAGAAGGAGAAGTAAGCAAGTTAATTTTAACTCGTCCAGCGGTAGGAGTGGATGATGAAAAGCACGGCTTCCTACCAGGTGATATTAACGCTAAGATGGAACCATGGACTAGACCCTTGTTCGATGTCATTCAAGAGTACTATAGTCCAAAAGAAGTAGCACGTATGCTAGAAGAACAGATAATTGAGATAGCTCCCCTAGCATTTATGAGAGGTCGTACATTTAAGGGATGTTGGATAGTAGCAGATGAGATGCAAAACGCCACCCCTGGACAGATTAAGATGCTCCTTACACGACTCGGCGAAGGTTCTAAAATAGTAGTAACAGGCGACACACGTCAAGCAGATAGACGAGACCCGGATAATGGCCTATTAGACTTTAAACATTTGTTTGAAGGATTTAAAAATAGTCGATATATTGCAGGTGTAGAGTTTAATCATAAAGACATTGCTCGTCATCCAGCTGTCGCGGAGGTGTTACGCCTATACGGAGAAGACTAACTATAACATAAACTTATCTGAGGGGATACTCGGAGTCTTAATAGTAACGACTTCTGTATCCTCCAGATATTCAATTTGACTTATATCACCAGGTTCTAATACACAAATATCCCCAGCAGCAAATATTTCACCATTACAAATTTGACGTCCACTGATAACTAAAGTAATTTCAGTTATTTGTTTGTGGATATGGCTATCTGGTTTACCGCGTGGATTATGTTGGTAACAGATTTCGAAATCTTTAGTACGATGCACTGCTTGGTCAAAGTCTCCTATGAACCAACCACGGGCTCCGCTATCACTTAGTTTGAAACACTTCATTTAATTGATTAATACTGTCGTTAATATAATCTGCATACCCCTCTACATAATGTTCGAGTATAGCTTCAAAAGTTGCACCCGATTTAAAGGTATTTTTGACTATTTTTTCTTCAGTTAGATTCAAAATAACACTATTTTGAACATCTTTATCCTTTAATCCGCGTGTTAGGTATACTTGTTCTTCATATTCAATATTATTAGGATTAGCCATATATCCTGCTTTGTAAGTTTGTGCAGGATCTTTAGGGCGTGCTGTATATTTTGCTATTAAATAGATACTATTATTTGCCAATTTGTGTGAGCTCCACTAATGTTGCTGAAAGGTTAATTTCGGCATCACCTACCATACTGTGATTAACAAGTCCTTTACGAATTGCTAGGATAGCTTCGTCTTGTCCTTCTTCTGAGGTAGACCATAAGTCTAAGTTATCGTACATCCAACGATACATACCATCCATGTCTTCTACAGCGGCTTGGTTACAGATAAGTGTACGTGCTTCGCGAATTTTACCTGACTTAAACATAGCCACAGCATCTAACCGCCAATCTTTTGCACTGCTATCATTTTCACCTGGTTTAGATAGTGTACCTGTAGTTGTATTAGATTGTAATAAATTTAAACATTTACGCAGGTCTGGATAAGTTGCTTTAATATAACTATCTAATGTATCTAAGTCAAATTCGATACCTTCTGTAACTAACACAGTTGCAGCACGTGCTGTAAATTCAGTGTGATCAGTTTTCTCAATATGGAATCCTTGACAACGACTATGGATAGCTGACATGATCTTATTTGGATAGTTACAGGTTAAGATGAATCGTACTGTTTGTGCATAGTCTTCCATAAGATTACGTAATGCTGGTTGAACTGATGCAATATTCATATAGTCAGCTTCGTCGATCATCACAATTTTAAACTTACCAAACGGCATAGTTTGACAAAAACCAATTAGCTTGTCAATCCATTCTACTTTGCGTGCTTCTTTACTACCATTAGCATACATGACGTCATATTCATCTACGCCAAGTGATTTGATTAAGATTTTAGCCAGAGTTGTTTTACCTGTTCCTGGACTACCACTTAGCAGTAAATGTGGAATACTGCCTTGTTTGATCCACGTCTCAACTGTTTGTCTTTGTGCTGGATCTGTGAATACATACCCATCAATTGTATCCGGACGATACTGTTCTACCCATAATTGTTTCATTGAAAGTCTTCTTTGCTAGATTGATAATATATTATATAACTGAAATAATAGTATGTCAACTATAAACTATTGCCGATAGTTTCATCAGACATAGGATCATCACTGACCATTAAGATATCGTTCTGATCAACTCGTCGAATAATTTTTTCACCTTCTGTGTCTTCGATCTCAACACCACGTGTCCATCTTCCATGCTTAACTAGAACATATTGTCCGACTTTAATATCTTGCTGACGATTACCAATTGCATATACACGACCCCATCGCGGATGAATACCTTCTAATTTACCATCGCTATTTGGAATAATAATACCGCCATGACTAATTTTTTGATCAAAATTCATGTCTGTTACAACTACATAATTTTGTAATGTTTTAAATGATTTGATTTTTCTTGGTTCGTATGGATTCATAAATTTCCTTAAATTCGTTTAACACCTTGTGATTTATTAGGTGCTGGATCTAATAATTCTTGTTTAATTTCTGTTTCTCCGGCAATTGCTTCTGCAAAACTACCACGAGGTTTAACATAGTTTGTTGATTCAACGACAGGGGTATCTACTGCTACTGGTTGTGTTGTTGGCATTACTGGAGTATTTTGTGCTACAGCAATTGATTCTACAACATCGGAATTATCTGCCATTGGGGTATGCAATGCATAATATTCTTGTTGTATTTGTGCTCGGGTTTTTACAATCTGCCCGCCAGCACCTAATAAATCACCACGGGCATTGGTTCTGGTATTACCGATTGCAATAGTAGTTTCGTTAGCTAAACGTAGTCTATCCATATCAATGGTTTGACCGTTAGCAGTTCTGCGTATATTTGACATTTTATTTCTCCTATTATATGCGTATTTATTTGAGGAATTCTTCGATATCTAAATTATAATAGATGCTGTTGATCTTATGTACACCTAGCAAGAATAACACATAACTTGCTACGCTTGATCCACGACCTACACCCCAAACAATGTTATTCTTTCTTAATGTATCCACTAGATATTTCATGTAACGTAATAGATTAAAAGCATCACGTTCTTGAAATAGCAGTAATTCTTCACCTACTCGTTGTAGTTCATAATCTGCTGTACATAATCCTAAGACATAAGCAGCAATGTCTAGTTCCTTGTATTCATCTGGCATGCGCCACTTGGCTTGAAAGCGGTTATCAAAGAAACTGACGGTTTCTCCTAGTTCAATATACCCATGTAAGTGTGGAAGTTCTGCGTGTAATACATCACGACTTTTATTATATTCTTGCGGATCTTCAACCTGAAACAGGCGCAAGTCTAAGTCAGGGTTTTTATACAGTAAGTTACACAATTCGTTACTATCTGTATACCTTCTGCCGTATTCGTCGTATTTCATTAGTCGCGTGTAATATCTTTTGAACTGTCTTCAGGAGAGATTCTGCCAGACTTTTGTGCATCTGCTAACATTTTTTGATTACGACGTTCCATTTCCATCATATAGTCTTGTGCTAACAATTGCAGTTGCCCTACCATATCCGGATTGCCAATACGATAGGCATAATTCATACGAGTTTGAATTTCTGCACGTTTAGTGTGAAATTCTTCATCTGACATTTTAGACAAGTCTGGTGCAAGTGGATGCATTATAAGTCTCCGGTTTTCCTGTTTTCGCTGTAGTATGGATCAAAGCTACCACCTGGATAACGTGCTTCTAACTTACGCACATTTTCGGCGATAACATCATTTGGATCTAAGTTTAATGCACGGCAAGCATTTACCCAATACCACATAACATCACCTAGTTCACGTTTCATGTGAAAAATAGCTTCTTCATTTAATGGCTTACCTTGGAACACACATTTCTTAGGGATTTCAACAAATTCGCCACATTCAGCAGCTAACCCAATGGCTGCAGTTAATAACAATGCGATATTTACTGTGCTGGTTTCTCCCAATACGGTAAGTTGACTAATAAGGTCTGCTTCAAAATTTGAAGCGTCGCTGGTTACAGCTCTAACAAAGTCTTGATATTTGTTTAAATCGATTTGCATAAATGAAAAACTCCTTATACTACATTATATGCTAATGTAACATAAGGAGTCAAGTAGTTTGGTTAAGAATTAACTGATTTTATACCATTTGCTTTCTGTAGCATGGAAGAAAAATGTACTTGAGCTACCTGCCGATAATGCTATATTAGCACTCGGTGATAACGCCGTACCTGAATTTGGGTTAACTTGTAATCCAGCAATTGCTACGTTTGAACTAATAGAAACTGTAGTAGCATCTACGTTAGCATTTGGTAATGTTACTATCATACCAAAAGGTGTACTGGTAGTTGTTGGGGTAATAATTAAGCGTTCTACATTATTACCGATAGTAACAGCTGCATTAGCTGCAGGAGCAGTTAATTGGTAACCACCAACAACACGTGCGCCTTTAGTAGTTAGTGTACCTGAAATACTAATATTGCTTACTGTCTGATAGTTATTAACTAGATCACTAATACTAATAGTAGTACCGCCATCGTTACTACTGAATTCATAAAGATAAAGACCTGTACTAGGGAAATTAATAGTTTGTCCAACAGCCCCTTGAATGTCACTTAAATTATCAACTACACTACTCGGCAATGTTAATGTATATGCAGTATTTGGCACAATAACCTGTAATCTAAATCTAGCATAAACACCAAGACTGGCAGCTGGCCAATTTGTAAATGCAGTAATTGTAGTTGCTTGACTAAGAGTAATACTTTGATAATTAGCAGCGGCCCATGAAATTGAAGGTGTACTTGTACTCGGAACTCCGATATTACTAAAAGTATCCACAGTTGCTAACATTGCTGCATGAATAATCTGTGCATAATTCAAATCATTGTTAGTTGCTGACTGTCCAACTGAACCCAATGGTGCTTTAAGTAAAGCATTTTGTTGTAGGTCAGTCAACTCAGTAGCCGCAAAATTTAAATTGTTTTTGATATTTGTAAAATTATCACGGAATCCTTGGCTGTCGTTATCTTGACCAGCAATCGGATACGTTCCGTCGATGTTATTAGGGTTAATGCTACTCATTATGTAAATACTCCAGTTTTAGCGAATTTAATATATTTATCTCCGGCTTCGGGTACAGTGTAACTATCTCGATTGTTAAGGAAGCGAGTACCGTTCTGATCAAATGATAGGACAGTTGTATTAATCTGTTGTGGTATATCGCTATAGCTTGGATATAAATTACCAGGTTTAGGTTTTGTATCGTAGAAAATATTTATTCCGCCGTGCGTAACACCATTTCTTACGAATAATTTTAAGTTAGGAACTGCACTACTAATAGTAGTTGATGTTTGTACATATCTACCAACTATAGGATCATATACTGTCGATGTAACAGGAAAATCCATTACATAAGTTAATGTAACAATGTTGTCATCATCAATATTAATCTGCCAAACACCTGCACGTTGATTAATCACTGAAAATTGTTGATTCTCTAAGAATCCAGGAACATAACTGGCTGCATCCCAACCTTCTGTACTATCATAATCCCATTCATCTTGAGTTGAAGATCCTCCCCATGTTGCTGAAATATTAGCCCAACCTTGATTATAAATGTTACTGATCTCTATACCAGTTTGATATTCTTGTTTAAAGAATACTAATAATTGACCAGAGGTATATGTAGTAACTCCATCTAATCCTAATATTCCATTGGCATCTGCAACTTCATTGATTGAAGTCACTGATCTACCATTAATAGATTCAAATGGTATGCTTACAGCATAGTCAATTGTTCCTGAATAAGGATATTGATCACTTCTTCCTGGATATCTATCAAATGTTGTTTCTTGACTAGGTATAAATCCACCAACATTACTGGTTGATATCACCTGTGTATTGCCGCTAGGTATTGCATTGGCTGTTAAATAGCCAATGTTTATACCTATATTATTTGGAACAAATGTAGTATAATCCCATGTTCCGACTACAGTATTAATAGGATATGTTATATATTGTCCGCCAATTAATATTTTTTGGGCCGTAGTTAATGATACTTCTTTAAGTATTTGATAGTTAGCACTGTAAATATTGTCGAGATCATAACGATCAACAGTAAAGTCGAATGTATTTAGATCAAATCCCTGTTGTTGGAATCGCCAAGCAAGAGCTTCACTTGCTCCGGGTTTTGTATATGCTAACACTACTGCACGTTTAAATCCCAGCACGCTACTATCTCTTTGTAAGGTAGTCATCCAATCAGGTAATGCACCTTTATTTGCATAACCCACTACACTAACTATAGCATTATCCATATTACCAAATGCATTTGGGTATCCTGTTACATAGGCTACGTTATTAGCGTCATAATATGGATTTGCAGTCGACAATGTAAAACTGTTTGCTGGAGATTGTCCTAGAGCATTGGTATTTTGATCTATAATTTCTGCATAAACAACTTCATATTTTATGTGTTCGTTACTTAGTTGTGTACCTGTTGGTATTGTAGAACTAGGTACATAGCCTAGGCTAAAATCAGTAGGGATAAATCCAATTGTGTCCTGGAACGTACCTATAACTTGACCATCTGAAAGTTGTATAACATCGTAACTACTATCTCGAGCAATAGCAGTTTGAATTGGCCCAAATGTTAAGCGTTTAGTATAATGATTAACTTCAACTGCTGCAGCATATTCTGCAAGTGCGCTTGGTTGTAAACCTGCTAAGAACAATGCTCGTATGTCTCTAGCAACTCCGTAATATGGATCTTCGACTCTATACAACATATCTAGTGGAAACATAGATTGATCTTGCATAAGTGATTGGAATGTATCTCGTTGGCTCTGACTTAATAATGCTTTCAGATATAGGTTCTCATATGGAGAAGTGTTGCGTTCAACTACCTGTATAGTAAATGTCTGTGTAGCACTAATTGTATTATCAAAGTCGCTGGCTGTTACTGAGAATGTGTAGGTATCATCAAATGTGGTTGCTCTACCGTCAATAGTTGTTGTACCTTGATCTAAACTAAACACTTCAAAACTAACTCTACCAGAAATTAAACCTGATGAAGTTAAGGTTAATCCTTGCGGCAGTCTAATTTGTGATCCTGGTGAATAAGCTCCACTAAAACTACCATCAAAGTTTGCGCTGTTGCTATTTGACCCAGGTGTGTATGTATAATACAATGTTTTATTTTTAGATGATATTGCTTTAACAAATAAATCGCTAACTTTACCGTTTTCGATAGTACCTAAATTGCTAGGAGTTAACCATGTAACTGTATTATCTAAATCACCTAACACTGTTATAGTAAACAATCTAGTACTTTTATATTGTGCATTATCGGCAGTACAGTTTAATGGATAATCTTTTTTGTACACTGCAAGTTCAAAATTATAACTTGATTGTGCAGAAGTTTGTGAAGGCAAGTAACCTGTAATCCAACCCGAATTTATATCTATAATACTAGAAAATCCATTAGGTAAGATTAATGGCAATGTTAATGCACCTTGATCATATTTGGTATCATCATACCCAAATTCGCCGTGATCAATTAGTGAACCAATGGCTACTCCTGCACTTAAAATAGAAGTTAAAACAGCACCTGTACTTGATCCTGCAATATTAGCTGTAGTACTATTTAAAACAAAAGTATAACTATTTTGGTATACAGCACCAATATCAGTTTGCGCTATAATAGTATACGGATAAGAGTTAACCATTGTACCATTTATAGATACATTCCCACCAGTGGTTGAGAATGAACCTGCTAGATATTGTAGTGAAATTAAAGATAGATTGGCTGCTGATGTAGTTACTATAGCATTTGCACTACCTTGTGTAATATAAGATCCCGCAGTGGCAGTTATTAGATTACCAGCAAATAATATTGTACCAGTGGTATTACTGATAGTTGAAATTTGTGCATTAGCAAAACCTTGTGTTAGATATGTACCCACAGTACCTGTAACTATGCCATTACCAGTTAATCTAACTTTTGTGTATTGATTTACAGTAGCAGTATGCCAAAAAGTCTCATCAGTTGATGGATCCGTATATAAAACTTGTACCTGAGCACCGTTGGCCAAGAAAGGCACATTTGGATTGGCTATAGAAGTAGTACCTACATATAAATTACCATCAGTTACAATTTCATTGATAAACGGTATACCAAGCGGACTGGTTTCCTCGTCGTACGCACCAGATGATACAGATGGAATTTCATATTGAAGCGTATCGCCATCTAAGTCAATTGCTTGAATTTGGAATGAGAAATATCCACCTTGTCGTTCTGGAACAATGTCACTTTGTTGTGTTAATATGATTGGATTATGTAAAGGTTCAGTATTAATATTTACAAGATTAGAATCTACAGTATATGTATTACTGTCAGCAGTTAAAGCAGCAGTTGGCAATACCAACATAGTATAAGTTGATAAATCAGAATTTACGCCATCGCTTGCTTCTATTGTAAATGTAAATTCTTTACTGGTTGTTCCTAAAGGAAATTGCCATCCTAATTCATCCCAAGCAGATTCATCCCAACCAGTTTCACTACTTGGGCCAACTTGGGCAATAGGTTTTAAATATCCGTATATTACCCCTGTGGAACTTAATGACAGCCCGTCTGGTAGACTACCAGATTTTACTGACCATGTTATAGTAGCACCAGGTATAAATTCAAATGCATCTAGCTGTAGCGCAGGATAATTAATAGTTAGTATGTTAATTACAGTACCATCAAGAAATGATCCAAGATCAATATTTTTAGGAACAATAATCGGCGGAGCAACGTTGGTAATAGTTAGATTAAAAGTTCGATCGCTGACCTTTCCAGTAGAAGTATTAGTTACACGTACAGTAAATGTGTAGGTAACATTATTATCTAGTGTAACATTATTGATAGGGACGCCTTGTAAGTATCCTGTGGCCATTACAACTTGTAATCCTGGAGGCAATTGACCAGAGATTTGATTGTATACTAATGTTCCACCAGCGTCATCAGTGGCAGATAATTGGAATGAATAATATTCCAACTCCGGTACTATACCTAAATTACCTGCAGGTGTGCTCCAAGTTAAAGACATTTATTATCCTATTACCAAATAGCAACGTTTGCACGACGCCATGTATTTGTTGCAACACATATATAAATATGTCCGCTATCCCACGCTATTTGTCCTGTTGAACCAACAGAAGTGTTTGAGCTAGGAACATATGAGCTGTTAGCAATTAAGTTACCACTTATAGTAGCAGTGATTGCATCAATTTCATTTGCTACTTTAATATTTGCAACTGCTATACCTATTGTAGTAATATTAGCAAAGTTACTATTTACTTGAATAAATGCATCACGTAAATCAGATCCTGTGCCATCGTTTGGGCTTGAACCTACGTTAATTGTATTGAATGGGCTGGGTGTGCTTATAGTCATAGTTTATCTCATAATACTGTTTAAGTATTTATGTTAAAACTTTTATATGACTATTTGTTTGTGCTGATTAAATGTTCGATAAGCCAAGCTGCTGGATCTAATTCCCACCAACTATGACCATGACGATAGTCGCCTGCACGTGCATGATGATAATTATGCCAACCTTCACCAAGACTTAGCAAACTGGCTATCCAAGAGTTTTTTGCACTATCTTTAGTGGGTATAACAACATATCCGTGCATATGAGCAATAACTGTGGCTGAACTAATCATCATATAACCACCACAAGCAGGTACACAATATAACCATATAACTAACCACGGGTTGATTAAAGCCAGTATTGCTACATAAGCAAATATAATTTTATAGTAATGCTTATTAAAAAACATTAATAGTGGATCTCGAAGTTCATTACGAATAAACTTACGACTAAATTTACTTCTATCCCAAAAATATGTCCATGCTTTAAGTACGCCAATACGATGTGGGTCATGTGGATCTTCTGGTGTATCTGAGTGTATGTGATGGTACCTATGAAGTCCTACCCAACCAATGATTGGACCTACAGTACAGATAGTGCCACAGAATACCATAATGTATTCCCAAAATCTTGTAGTTTTAAAGCCACGATGGCAGAAGTATCTATGAAATCCGATGTTAACACCAAGGATAACAATCCAAAAGTATGCAACTAATCCTAGCCATAGATAGTTAATACTTATTGTACCTGTAAACACAGCATACAACCCATATACAACCAATAAATGATTTATTAGATGTAATATCTTAATGTGATTGTCATAGTTTAATTTAATCATCGTTTTTCGAATCTTTTTAATATGCGACCATCGGTTGTGTGTATACTGTCTGCTGGCACGCTGTCATACACTTTACTGTTAATCCATAATACAGAATTATCACCTACTGTGATCTTAGGACTTGTTAATAGTTTTCTGGCAGGTTTAGTTGGTACGCACCAAACCCCTGGACCTACACGTACATTATTGCCAATTTCTGTATGTGCTAGACCTGCCCAACCACTGATGCTAGAGTTACGACCAATCTTAACTTCATTATGTAAGAATACACCAAATTCAATAAATGAGTAATCGCCTATTTCAATATCTACACCAAACGCACATTCACCTGATATAATAATACCTTTACCTAAACGAGCATTAGCTAATCTTCCGTACCATGTTGAATTAGGGTGAATTAAGTTTGGGCAATTTACTCCTGCACGATCTAATAGGTTAGCACGCTCTAATCTAACTATTTCGTTATCTAACCCGTGACCGCCTAGATATTGACGACCATCCCACCATGATGTAAGTGCAAATGCACAGGTTTTCTTCCACTTAATAGCCTGCTTATCACTTGGATCTAACAATTGTTCTTCACTGCCAATAATAGGAATGCCTGCAATATCAGTGGTATTGCCATAGTAGTATTTGTCTAAAATACCTATGACTTCATAGCCACAGTCTTCCGCGATATATTGAATTAGCTTGATACAGTTCCTAGCACCTACAAAAATAATAGGTTTAGGTCTGCAAAAAAATTTGAATAAGTTCATCGACGATATACAATTCTTGCTTTGTTTAGGTCATACGGTGACATTTCAACATCTACCTTATCACCCATAATGATCTTAATTGTGTGCATACGTAGCTTGCCGCCGATATATGCAACGACTATGTGATCATTTTCTAATTTAACTCTGAACATACTGTTGCCTAATACTTCCTCAACAACACCGCTCATTTTAATTACTTCTTCTTTTGCCATCTACCTTGTTAACACTTTAATAAAAACAGGAGTCGGATCTATCAGCACATTATGTGAATAGATCTTTTCAGTTGGATTGTTATGGTGAAATTCCTGCAAACTTTCACCTCCTGTTAAGAATCCTAAGCTAGGAATATCTCTAACATGGTTGATCCCTGGATGACAAGGTAACCCATTTACGATTACATTGGCCATTAATTTTAATAGTATAGCTGGCCAACTGAATATAACTACTGCTAGGTGTACATTAATAATAGCAGTTAATACAAATCCAAGCAACCAGATTCTGTAATAATTTACGTGTACTGATAATAGAAATTTATCACGCAATAGATCTTTGGGCACAGGAGTTTTTAACTTTTTAAAATAGGATTGGGGGTATAATTCTAATAGACCAGTCATTGCTACCCACGCACCATGTGCTGTTGGGCTATGCGGGTCCGTGATTAGATCAGTCTGTGAATGATGGCGTCTATGTATAGCTGCATAGGTGATCGGACTGCCCATACTACATAAAATAGCAAAAGGTAATAACAATATTTCTACTATTCTATTTAATTTAAATTGTTTGTGTGAATAATAACGATGTAATAATAGACTGTTACCGATGGTAGTAGTAAACCAAGCAAATAAGACTGCTATAATTGATTGATGTAATGTTATAAATGTTAAGCTGTAGAGGAATAGTGCATATATAAACAAATTAAAATATGCAGTTTTCCAATTCTCTAATAGTTCCCCTACCCTTAGCATAGTGTTATTTATAGAATATTACTCAGGTTTGCTAATAATAGCCCAAGTCATGAACTCTTTAAATGCTTTGTATACTGCTTCTGCTTCACCTGGGCCTTGTTCTACCTTTACGCCACGAACGTAGAAGCCATCTGGGGTAATTTTAAGCATTTCGTCATCTGTGCCAGCATTAAAGATAACAGTGTTATTTTTGGATTCATTTTCCCAAAGTTCATACTCAACGTTGAGGTCTTTTTTAACTGCGTATTGATAATCTTCCCACTCATTCCAGTACCATTGTTTTTCATCACCCATTGACTTCTCCCCACGGACCATTACAACCTGACCAATCTTGTACGTCAGTGCTCCAGATCATTAAACGATTGTACACAGGATATAACCAATATCCATAAGTCCAGTGCATAGGTTTACTGACTAAGTCTCCTAGCCAGTACAATGTCCAACTTAGAATATATCCGATTAACTTTTTCACTCAGCAACTACCTTAGGTTTTGATTTCTTTCTAATAGCTTTTTTAGCTTCTTCTGCTGTTAAGGTAACCGTTACAGTATCTTCTACCTCTACTTCTAGCTCAATACTATCTATCCCCATACCGCAGTACGCATCGAACTCACTGGCGATCTCTATTGCCTTAACTGAATCAGCACCAGCTCGCATAGCACCCAAGGCATATTCGGCACCAGACCCAATAGCAAAAACATCATTCTCTGTATAATCAAGGTACTCGTCGGTGCCTGTATACATATAAACTCCCTTCCACGGGGTCACCACCATCAAATGTGGATGACTATCACCTTGCCAAGTTGGAAATTTAACGAATTCACCTACTTCTTTCTTACAAACACTATCATACCATTCCATGTATCGCTTACAATCAGTCGAATTACCAGTAGCACCTATTAGATGCCCATTATCCAAACGAGTGATTTTTCTAAGTTTTCTTTTCATTGATCCAGCTGTGGTTTGTTTATCTGCTGACAATGTTTTACCATCCCACGCAATAACGGTCATATTATCCGCGCCTCATTTTACTAACATCAATGGCATCTTCTTGACGGAATACAGGAATACCATTTGACTTATGTAGTTGGCCAATACCAATTATAGAATCACCTGTGTAGACTTTGTCTGCTGGACGAGCAGC